CCTATGATTCGCCGTACATTCCCTGAGCTGATTACTAACGAAATCGTTGGTGTTCAGCCTATGAGCGGCCCTGTAGGTCTAGCATTTGCTTTGCGCTATCGTTATGATGGTTCAAGCTTAGATTGGCAGGATCCTTCTCGTAGAACATACGATGCAACCAATCCTACACAGTTCCGCGGTGGTCCACAGATCAACGCTAATGAAAAGGAACTTGGTTACAACTATCTACAAACAGGTTATACTGGTACATCATCTGCTAGCTTGTCTGGCGGTACTGATTTTACTATGTTGCCTGAAGATATGGGTATTGCTGAATTGCTTGGCAACTATGAAATGACTGGTCAAATCCCTCAGGTTACACTTGAGTTCGAGAAGACAGCTGTAGAAGCTGGTACTCGTAGACTAGCAGCTAAATGGTCGGTTGAGTTAGAGCAAGACCTTAAGAACATGAACGGTATTGATGTAGACAATGAATTGACAAATGCGATGAGCTATGAAATTCAAGCCGAAATCGACCGTGAAATGGTTATGCGTATGATTCAGATCTGCGTAAATGCTGGAAACAATATTGGTTATTCTTCGTGGTCGCCAATATCAGCTGACGCCCGTTGGTTGGGTGAACGTAACAGGGACTTCTATCAGAAGGTGTTGATTGAAGCTAACCGTGTTGCAGTCCGTAACCGTCGTGGCCCTGCTAACTTCATTATTGCAACCCCAACAGTTTGCACAATGATGGAAGTATTGCCTGAATTCAAATTCATGCCAATCAATAGCACGGTAAGCACACAGCAAGTTGGTATTTCTAAAGTTGGAACGCTAGCCGGACGTTTCACGGTTTACCGTGACACACGTACAGAAGCTCAACAGCCTTGGGTTCGTGCAGCACGTACTCGTCTAGAGTATTGCTTGCTTGGATATAAGGGTTCTGAGTATTATGACACCGGTATTGTATATTGTCCTTACATTCCTGTAATGGTACAGCGCACTATTGGTCCTAACGACTTCAGTCCTCGTGTTGGCTTGCTAACACGTTATGGCGTTGTCGATCACCTATTTGGTGCATCACTGTATTATCACTTGATCATTGTAAAGAGCTTGGGACAGGCCTTCATCCCTGGTAGCTCACATATGTATATGTAAGTGATGTGTTAAAATAATTGAAAATACCTCATCAGTAATGATGAGGTATTTTTTTTGAATAACGAAAAAAGTTACCGAAAAACAATAAATATTTAAAACAATAGTATAGGAGAATATTATGAAAGTAGATACAATTACCGCCGTTTGTTGTGCAGTTGAAGTGGCCGCAGATGAATATCCAGGAGAATGGTCTGGAGGAAATCCTGTTAGTGCAGCAGACATATTTAATCTTACAACTGCTGCTTCAGCCTTTTCATTAATAACCGAACTTAGTTCGTTTGTACCCCTTGGTTCAACTGTTAATGTTTCAGCTATGGCAGAAGCACTAACCTTTGTAGTTTCAGCACTATAATGTTTAAATTTATTCAATTAGTATTTTTATTAAGACAAAATACTAATATAATTAAAGGGCTGTCTGAACAAGATAGCCCTTCTTTTTTTGCTTTAATTAAACGCAGTTATGAAATAACCAAAGCATTAAATCTTTATCGCAAAGAACATCCAACATGTGCTTGGTGTGATACTAATAAGAAAATTGAGGTTCACCATATAGTGCCGCTCTGGTCTAATATATTATTAGGCGCTGATCCTAATAATTTTATATCTCTTTGTAGGAAATGTCACTTCACTGTAGGTCATAATGGAAATTTTAGTAAAAGATACACAGAAGATATAAAAACACTGTGTGAAAATAAAAAAATATTTATAAAGAAACCATAAATATTTAAAAGAATAATAGGAGAATTATATATGTCAAATCCACTAATGACGACTAATGGGTCGATTTTTGAAGTAACTCAAGCATACGGTTTAAATACAGTATATCATACCAGTTTAGAATTTGAATGTGCTACTGATGCAGTTTCAAGTGTAAGCGGTGTACAAGTTTTTGGTGTTATGATATCAAGTCATAATCCGTCTGTTACAATAGCATTTGAAACTACAGCAACAATACCTTTAATATTAACAACAGATCTTGATGGTATTGGTGTTGGTGGAGCAACAGATGCACTGTTTTATACAGTAACTGTATATAATACATATTATCATGCTGATAGTGCTGAATCATTAATTGCATTATCTGCAGTAACATATGCTCAATTATCAGCAGGAGATCCTGGATTTACATTAAGTGATTATGATGGGGTTGAGTGGAGTTATTATTTATCAGCTTTGGGAGATCAACGATCGCCAAGCGGTGCTAATAATTTTGCTGCTAATACAGAAGGCATAAATCAAATAGAGCTAACATGGACATATCCAGGCGATACAGATATTTCAGGCTGTAGAATTGCACGATCAACTGTAACATATCCATCAGCATATAATACATGGCATGCATCAACAGTATATATGGCTTGTGGAGTATCATATACTGACACAGGATTAGATGATCAAACAGATTATTACTACTCAGCATATTTATATGACACATCAGGCAAGTATTCATCAGGAGTGTCTATAGATGGCAATCCTATGTGGAACTCCTGGACATCACAAGCGGAACACACAAGATTGTATGAAGTAGAAGCTTGTTTGTAAAAGCAGTTTAAAATAAAATTAAATCCCTCATTTTTCAGGTGAGGGATTTTTTTCGCCTATAACATCATAATCAACATCAATAGCAGGTTCCTCTTCTTTAGTGGCAACCTCTATTAATTGTTTCATAATTTCATCTCGAGTTGCTATTAGAATATTATTAGTTTGATTTTTAACTTCGTATTTATCTAATAGATTTTTAGAATTATCCAATTCCATTTGTTTGATTTCTTTGGATGCTTTAGCTTTTTTATTTTGGATGTTGACTTTATTTAGTGTATCAATAGCACTAGCGACTGATGTAATTAGTTTAGCATATGCTTCTATTTCTTCTGCAGATCCACTACCTAGTGCTTGTGTTTTTACAAATTCTGCAGAATCTAATCCTTGTTGTATTAACTTGGAAGCTGTGTTTAAAATAAAATCATTAATCGTGTCTTCAGTAACTACAGGATCTTTTGTTGTATCAGGAGGGGGAATATTATTAGCTATAAAATTTCCCAGCTTTTTAGTTTCTTTTAATTGGTCAACCAAATCATTAATTTCGTCTAATTCATTGTCTTTCATTAAAAATATTTATGTTGATCATTGATTTTTTCAAATTTCAATATATTATATTAATAAGGAGGTAATATGAATCTTATAAATGAACGAAAAGAAGAATATTATAAATATGATCTAGACATTTCAGATAAGGAATATAATATATTAGCTAAAGAAGGACTTAAAAGAATTAAAGAAGATAAAGCAGAATTGGTTAATTATGCTGTGAATAGTTTATTAAAACAGTATATTGATTGTCAAGTAGAAAAATTGACGGAAATAGAAAATAAGGAGAATATAAATGGAAATAAGAATAGTAGTAAACGGAAAAACGTGGTTAGTACCAGGAAACAAAATAGGCGAGCTAGTAAATTGGCTAGTGAATAATGCAATAACCCCTAATCAACCTAAACAAGAAATTCGTGAAGTTACAGGCGACAATACAGATCCTCGTCAACTATTGGTAGAATAATATGATAGAAGTAAAATTTCTTAAAAAGCATCCTGATGCTCGTCTGCCTGTTAGAAAACATGAGCCTGTTTATAATGGTATAAAAGATAAAGACGGCAATCCTTGGACTCCATTATGGATAGAGTCTAGTGGAGATACAGGTTATGATGTGTGTTCAGTAGAAGATGTTATTATTCCTGCAAAAGGTTCTAAGGTAGTAGATACTGGTATAGATATTGCGTATATACAACCGGGCTATTGGTTTAAAATAGAAGCTCGTTCTGGCCTCGGCTTTAAACATGGAATTCAACCTCACCCAGGAATTGTGGATAATTGTGTTCCAAAAGGCACTATTATCAAAACTGTTGAGGGGGATATTTTAGTCGAAGATTTATATTCAAAAAACAATGTTCCATATATATTTTCATATAATGAAGAGAAATGTGATAAAGAAATCGATTCTATAAAAGAAATGTGGACTGTGCAAAATCAAGAAATGTTAGAAATTGAAACTGAAAATGGAGATATTCTACAACTTCCTCCAACAAAATTGATATTAACAAAGACTGGTTGGAAAAAAGCACAAGATTTGCGTGATACAGACTATGTTTTAACCTTTTAACAAAATAGCCCCGATAAATGTTGTCAATAATGATAAATATTTATAGATTATGAATAAAGATGTAATTTGTAAATTTTGTAAAAAGAGATTTTTAGTGAAATCGTGGCGTAATGCTAAATTTTGTTCAAGACAGTGTAGTGCTAATTTTAATAAAAACCGCAAACAAAAGACATGTCTTAATTGTGGTACTTCATTTGAAGTTATGGGATATCTTAAAACTATATTCTGTTCACGCAAATGTAGTAGTGAACATGCACAAAAAACAGGAAGAACAAAATACAGTGAAGATAAAAAAGCTAAAGTAACAAAAGTATGCGAATTCTGTAAAAAAGAATTTAAGGTTTGGAATTATAGAAAAAACGCCAGATATTGTTCTAAAAAATGCCATTATAAAGCAGGCCAAAAGATTTTACAGTGTACCAAATGTGGAACATTTCATGAAGAACAGATAAATGAAATAAATAAAAATTTAAATATTGAATTATTTTGTACAAATTGTAGAAACTTAAACAGTACGTCGGCATTTGAAATTCATATTAAAAATTGTTTAATAGATATTTTTGGTCCAGATAGGATAAAAAGCAATCAACGGATTGAGTATGACAAAGGAAAATATATTTATCCTGATATTGTAGCAAATAGCAATGTGGTAATAGAATGTAATGGTGATTTTTTTCATTGTAATCCTGAATATTTTAGTGCAGAATATTATAATCCAAAGTTGCAAAAATTTGCAAAAGATATATGGGAAAGAGATAAGTTTAAACTTGATATTTATAATCGTTATCATTATAATATAATAATTATTTGGGAATCTGAATGGAAAGATAAAAGAGAAGACGTGTTAATAAGGATAAAAAATGAAATATATAAAAATCAAAACAATAAAAAAAGCTAAGAATGCGGATATTTATCACCTTGAAGTTAAAAAGAATCATAATTTTTTTGCAAATAATATGTGTGTACATAACTGTTATCGTGGCAATTGCGGCATTAAGCTTTATAATCTTTCAGATAATGATTATGAAGTTAAGAAAGGCGAACGAATTGCACAATTGGTATTTTATCCATTAGTTGATGTAAAAATAGAATGGGCAGAAGAAATTCATGAAACCCAAAGAGGAGAAAAAGGCTTTGGTTCCTCTGGAAAGTAAAATATGTCAGAAATGTTTAATAATCTTTTAGTTGAAAAATATAGACCTCAGATATTGTCTGAAATAGTGTTATCGGCTGAAGTTAGGGACTGGGCGGAGAATATTGTTAAATCAGGAGAAATTCCACACGTTTTATTATGTGGTCCTGCTGGTTTAGGAAAAACATCGTTAGCTAAAATATTAGTAAAAGAATTAGATTTAATGTACAGATATATTAATGCTAGTGATGAAAGAGGAATTGACTCTATTCGAGAAAAAGTTGTTCCTTTTGCACAAACAAAATCACTAGATGGAAAGATTAAAGTTATCATATTAGATGAAGCAGATGGGTTAACATCTGATAGTCAGCGGGCACTACGAAACATTATGGAAGAATATAGTGCTAATATTAGATTTGTCTTAACTGCCAATTATAAAAATAGAATATGCAAGCCTCTTTTATCGCGCGTTCAATCGTTTGACATGCTACCCCCTTTGCGATCTTGCATTAAACGGGTAGTACATGTGATAAAAAGTGAAAATATACAAGTTCCTCCAGATCAAAAAGAAAAACTGCGCGATTTATTAACATCGTGTTATCCTGATTTGCGTAAAATGATCAATATTGTTCAAAAGAATACTAAGAACGGTATATTACACATACAAAATGAAGCACTAGATAATAGTATTGTTTCTACTGTTTTAAAAATGATCGATAATAAAGAGCACACGGACGATATTAGAAAATATGTTATAGATAATGAAACAGAATTTAATAACGATTATCATGTTTTTCTAAAGTGTTTATTTGAAGCAGTGTATAATTCAGAAATAAAAATAGATACAAAGAAAAAGGCATTATTAATAATTGGAAGTGCATTATACAAACATCAATTTGTATTAGATTTTGAAATTAATGCATATTGTTGTTTATTAGAACTGGTAAGTGTTCTTTAGTCCCCAGCATCGGTTTGGTAGAAGAATTTGCATAGTGGACAACATGTGATAGTTATACCACTAAATTTATGACCTTTAGTTCCACCCACTCTTTTATGATTGTGATCATTACAATATTTTACGATTTCAGGAATTCTGGCCCAACTATTTACCCAGCCCAAATCCTTCATGCCAGGAATTTTTAAGCAATCATTTAATTTTCTAATTTGTTCATTTCCCATACCTTGCTGATGGGTTACATTATCAAAAGATTCTGTTTCCATTATATCACCTTCATCAACCTCAACAAATTGTTTGTATAATTCGTTAGGATCAACTCCGTATTTTTGAGCAATATGTTGTATTTGGACCATAAAGGATTTGCTTTTAGTTGGATCTTGCCAAGTCCTATCAGCCTTTTTTGTGTTATATTGTTCAATATAATCCTCTACTTCCCAAACAGCAGATTCCATATTATTAACTTGGGAATAAGCTTCAGCAAGCAATTTATAATCTGAATGGCGTTCTTTGTTCATATTACCTCATTGTTTCAAATTTATTAATTGAATTGCCTAGATATTTAATGAATTCAAAATTAATTTTACCATCTGGTATTCCACGAGCTTTGCCTAATTTGTAAATTTTGGTAGCATTTTGTATTATGATATTTTTGCTGCTGGGTTTAATTTCTAGTCCTGAAACAGTATCGGTAATAAGTTTAAACAATTCATCTGAGCTTATGGTTTGATAGGAACCAGAAATGTTATTATAGAAATCTACTAGTTTACTTTGCAAAGCTTCTAATACAGAAACTTGACCGTATGCTTCAGCAATTAATTCATATTCATTTGTACGAATTTTTTCATTAGATTCTTTAACTTTTAATCCCTCGCGGCCGTCTCTAGGATCTTTAGTGTGTGCTAGCTTAGTGTTTTTAGTGGTTAATTGGCGTTCTTTATCTTTGCCCTTTGTTTGTTCATCTCTAAATTTGTCAGGAGATGCTTCGCTGCTATCGTTTCTGTTTTTTCTTTTTAGTTCTTTAGAATACGGTCTATATCCCTCTGCTTCATTTTCAGGGGTTAATTTTTCTAGAACAGCTAACGGAAGTGTCATTGGATTTTTCCACATACCAGGAGCATATTCAATAACAACATCTGCCCATAAACAACCAGGAACATTAGCTGCACCAACTGGCCCGGACATTGCCTCTGAAGTGGCTGACTTGATATAACTAATACGCAGAGGTATTTGTTGTTTAATTAATGCTTTCAACATCTCTTTAGTGGTATTAGTTAGTTTGTCGACCATTTCACTTTGCAATGCATCTTTCTTTATAGCTACATAATCACCCGCCAAAAAGCCGCCTTGTTGGAAACGGTATAATGTATCTTCATGTATTTGTTCGTACTTCCCACGGAAATTGTTCATAAAATGCTCCTTTAAAATATGAATATCTTTATAAATATTTATGTAAACTGGAAAGAAAAAATGGCATCTATTAAATTTGATAGTTTAAAAAACACGCAATTAAATGTAGAAGACTATACTTATGTCGATTTGTTTTTAGATATTGAGGAAAAGATCATAGGTTCTGGTATAAATACAACTAATAGGGACATTAAAGTGGCTTTTGATTTACGCGCAATTCACAATTCGCTTAAAAATTTGTTTAATACAGCTCCAGGTGAAAGGTTTCTGTTACCGAATTATGGCGAGGATTTAAGAAGGTTTTTGTTCGAACCAATTGATGAAATTCATGCCAAGGCCCTTGGCAGCTCAATTAAAGATTCGATAGAAACATGGGAGCCTAGAATACAAGTAGTAAATATTAATGTAGATGCATTTATAGATACACAAGAATATGAGGTAACTATTAATGTACGTATACCTGGATATAATAAACAAACGTTTTCTATAAAGGGCATTTTTACAAAAGAAGGATATTTGATTAGGGAGTAATATATGGCAGACAACACAAATTTTACGATACCTCGAGACGGATATTTAGTATTCGATGCTTTAAACCTTAAACAGTTTATTAAAGATAGACTAACTGAAAACAATGTCTTTACAGATCAAAATTATGAAGGCAGTTATCTTTCCACTATTATCGAAGTTATTGCATATACTTTTCATGCATTAATGTATTATTTAAATAGAACATCTACAGAAACATTGTTTTCAGAGGCACAATTATATGAAAACATGAGCCGTATAGTGTCTTTACTAGATTATAAACCTGTGGGACGTCAATCAGCAACATTGTCTTTTGGGCTATCTGCGCTAGAAAATTATACACCAGGACTGTATACAATACCAAGATATTCGTATATTCAAAATGATGCAGCTCCTTATTCTTTCAATGAAGATATTACGTGGGCTAAAACTACACCTTTTGGTTCAGCACAACCATTAACAGATGTATCAACACAGAAATTGTTGTATCAAGGCAAGTGGCAAGAATACGCTCTTTATACAGCTGTGGGAAATGAAAATGAAATTATATTCTTTTCAGCTGGTAAAGATCTTATTGTAGACCATTTTAATATAGATGTTTATGTTAAGCATGAAGGTACTTGGACACAATGGAAAAGGGCCCCTACTCTATACATGGAAAACTCAAGTAGTAAGACATATGAAATAAGATTTAATGAATCAAAAATTTATGAAATTAAATTTGGAAATGATATTAATGGTAAAAAAATAAGTAGTGGAGATACGGTAGCTATTTATTATTTAAAATCTAGTGGTGTTAATGGTGAAGTGGGTCCGGGTGCTATTGGTGGTAGAAAACTAGCGATCTTTTCGACAACAACTTTTGATGAGATATTAGCAGATATAAATGCACAACAAAACAATGAAATATTATATATGAGTACTTCTCAATCACAGTTTTTGTTATTTGAAAATATATCTCCCTCTACTTATTATCAAAATGAAGAATCCGCTGATGCTATTAAACTTTCTGCTCCCGGTATATTTAGATCACAATATAGATTAGTAACTGAACAGGATTATGAAAATTATATTAAAACAAATTTTGCTAATTTAATACATGACACAAAAGTTGTTAACAATTGGACATATATAACTGAACAGTTAAAATATTATTATGATTTAGGATTAAAGGATCCTAATAATGTTTCAAACATATTATACAATCAAATTGCATTTGCTGATGGGTGTAATTTTAATAATGTATACGGCACAATTATTCCTAAAACAATAAATGATACTAAAAATCCTACATCAACTTTAACTCCCGCTCAAAAAGAATTAATTATATCATCTATTAAAGGAGTAAAAACATTAACGTCTGAATTTATTGTACTAGATCCTGTATATATAGCCGCGGATGTATGTTTACCTACAGAATTAGGAGGTATAGCTAATACTAATGATGTTAATTATACCGAATTATATATTATAAAAAATGAAAATTCAAGAAGAGACGACAGTTCAATAAAATTGGATATATATAATAAATTTGATGAATATTTCAGTAGAACTAATATGTTATTAGGCAAAGAGCTGGATGTTAATTATTTGACAAACGAAATATTGGGTATTCAAGGAGTTAAAACTTTTTACACTCGTAGAAAGGATGATCCATCAATGATGTATAATGGATTATCTATATTAGTGTGGAATCCCGTGTATCCAACAGATAAACAATTGACAGCTAAGAATTTAAGTATGAACTACTTTAAATATCTGTATTTAAATAATAGAGAATCGTTTGTCAATAAAATTGTAGTTAAGTCTATAACCAAAGTATACGAATCGATAGAATATTAAAATGTCACTTTATACCTTACAAAATTCAGCGGCGAATCCCGTTGCACTAAATGTTGTTAATGCCCCTCCAAGCTATGCAACATGTAAAAGTTCGATTCCTTTTACAGTATATTTAAGTGCGGAAGATAATATTCCCAAGACGGTCCATTTATACGCTCAAAATTCAAAATCTGAGCCGTATCAATCTCCACAGAATAAATGGTCCCATTTAATACCTGAGTGGAGATTTACAGATTTAAGTGGGAATTATATTAATGATTTAATTATGTACCCTGCTACAGGATTATTTTCCGATGTATATACAGCGTCCGCACAAGTTTATTATATAGATGATCTGCCAACATCTAATTGTTTGCCTGTGTTATTATGGTTTATAGTAGACTATCAAGAGAATTCAGTATGGTATGATAATACTACAGAATTGCATGAGGTATCAGGTTATTCGAATAGTAAAGTGGGTCAATGTATTCCTTATTTCGTTAATAGTGTAGTGCCCACAGACTTAAAAATCACTAAAGATGGTATCTTAGATTTACAAACAACATATTGGAAGAATACTCAGATTCCTCATGTAATAACTGTTAATAGCAATCAAACAATATTATATGATAATGACAGCAATGGAATAATGTATTACATTCCTTATACAAATTATTTTGGATTTAGAGATGGTATTGTAAATAGAACATTAGAAGGTGTTGAGTTAACAGCTGTAACATGGGATCCTTCAACATTAGATTCATATTTATCTGCACACGATTATCAAGATTTTAAAGTTGGTGGATATATTCGTAGTATAGTAAAATCTTCTGAAGCTGTGGAGAATGCATGTATATCTGCTACAGTAACAGTAACAATTTCAGATGCTAGTATAACGATGCCGTATTTGTGGGTGTCAAACCCTGAATACGGCAAACTGCATTTGATTTACACACCATGTATATCTAGTACTTTAATTGATAGTGTAACATCCTTTATTGAAAAGGAAAAATTTAAAGGATACTATTATGAAATGTTATCATATGAAGCTCCTATAATAACTACAATACCAATTGATAATCCTATGGGGTTGTCTGGGTTTGGAGGTATTTTCGGAATAGCAACAAATTCAGATTTTAGTATATGGTGTACTGATTCTGAAATGGATGCTATATATAAATATGATACATTTGGAACACGGCTGTGCACTATTATGGTGTCTAGTATATCGGTAAGTGCTCTTACACCGGCAGGCATATCATTAGATAGTAATTATGATTTTTGGGTTACATTATTTGATTCGCCTAGTTTATTAAAGTTTGACAAGTACGGCACACATTTAATTACAGTAGATTGTAATTATGATTTGCCTATTGAAGAGAGTTTTGATCCTTTACGAAAACCACCATTAGCTGAAACTGATAAAGAAGATAATATTTGGGTTTCATATAGTAATCCTTTATGCAGTTGTTTATATAAATATGATACTAATGGTATGGGCCCGTGCTCAATTATTACACTTCCACTTTGTTCGTGTCCTATGGACATTTTAATAGATGCAAATAATGATGTGTGGGTTACATTAACGGATCATTCTGTTGTCTCCGCATTAAGTTATTCCGGTGAAGTTGTAAAATATTCTAATGCAATACAGGTGTCGTCCTTTAATGCTGTACATCCTGAGTATATTGCTATAGATGAGAGTGAAAATATATGGTTTACGCAAGATTATAATACAGTTACACGAATTACAGTTGAAAATAGTACTACAACAGATTTTAAAATAGGTCAAGGTGCTATGCCATGGGTTACTGCAGGACCTTTGTTAGAATATAATGCATTGGAAGGTATTGCAAGTATCACAGATGATAAAATTTATGTAATAAATTCAGTAGAAAACACATTGTATCAAATCAGTGATAGTAATGTAAGCACTGTAACATTATTATATTCTGCTGGTCCTTTAAATCATTATTTTAAATCTGCTCAGGCCTTTGGAGATTGGACAGGAGTTAGGTGGCAAATAAAATATGGAGTATTAAGTCATATAATTTCTGGCGATTCAATGACATTATATGGAAGTAGTGATTTGTTTGATATTGAAGATTACACTGGATACGACATTCGTAGATATAATGAAAGTTGGAATGCAAATGAATGGATGAGCAATTTATATGTTCAGCCTCATATTAAAGACAATCCTGTTTTATGGAACGGAATAATGGAATCGGCAATAGGAACAGATCAACCATATTCTGGAATAGAGGGAGATGGTGGAGGAATGTTTGGTCGGACGGTGTACGAGAAGGCAGCAAATTATACTAAAAATCACGCAGATATTAGTCATGCAAATATAGATTCAGTATATAGCATGGCACACGAAACAGATGTGTCTATTGATGATTATGGATTGGTGTATCCTCCAGAATTAAAAAGAATTATGGATATCATATCCGTTAATCAACAATATTTGTGGGGATCTCGTTGTGGATGCAATAAAAATATTAGAAATGAATACCGAACATATTTATCAGGATCAGAACTTATTGAAGTAGATTATTTATGTGACAAATGTAATCATTTACATCCTGGAAATAGAGGATCATTGTTTAATCCGTCATCATATATAGTTACGGCTTATCAGCCTTTTATAGTTAGAGACGCTTATTTAAATTTAGGCTATGAGTTAATAACACCTCCATTATCTTGTGAAGATATATATAACCAGTCATATATATGGAGTGATATAACTCGATCATTTCCATATCCAGAAAAATATTTTAAATATGTAGCTATTTCAGATAGTGGATTAAAATTGGTAGTTATTGCATCCATAGATGTAAACACTAATGGAAAAATGTATATATCAGATAATGGTGGTATTACGTGGAGATCAAGCTCTATTAAAAATGTAATAGATGGAATTGGACAGGTTGATTGGAGAGGATTAACATTATCATCAGATGGACAAATTATATATGCGTGTGAAAAATCTTCAGGCGGGACAGGCGGGTATATGTATAGATCATTAGACGGTGGAGTAACGTGGAATTATTGTCCTCCTATATTACCATACGAATGGGTATATTTAGAAGCATCTTCTAATGGACATACAGCAATAGCGTCAACTCTTACAAAAATACAGTATACCTTTGATATTGGTGATAATTGGTACGAAAAATATTTATCTTTTGGAGTTTTTATTAATGGGGTTGGGGTGTCTGAAAATGGGGAAAATTTAACATTTTGTACATTTGGAAATTATATATCAACATATTCTATTGGGACACCTGCATGGACACAAATTACAAATAGTACAGATAATTGGCAGTCAATTACTATATCTAATGATGGTCAAACAATATTAGTGGGCAGATGGGCGGATCACCCACAAATAACATTAAATGGTGGTACTACATGGACATCCATCACTTCACTGCCTTTATATACTGTTCCATTAAAAATGGCAATGAACGATACAATTTTTTATATGAGTAGACTTTTTTACAATTCTAATGGATTTTATACATCATTTTCAAATGGGGACAGGTGGAAGTTGTATGATGTAGCTGTAAATGGATCGTACCCTCCGGCTAAATCTCCTTCATATAATGGATTGTTTATTTTAAATGGCGCTATTGGAAATATATTTATTGGTAATTATTTAAGAGAAAAAATAAATGTCAATCAAAACCTTTGTGACGTCTTTCAATCGGCCACTTCTTGTATATCCACATATCCGCTTTCAGAGTCTTATTATTGGCTTTTGCCTCATTCATATACAGTAGGAACAACAGCCAATGAAGAAGAGTTTAATATAATTAGTGACAGATATTGTTTTTATGAATACATTCCAGTTCAATGTGATACACAAATAGCAGGGGATATTAATTGGGACGATTCATACACTACTTTAGATGAAACTATATCAGGCATTGAAGATTGGCTTGGAAGTGAAAAAACTGTTGAAAAAATAATTAATTATACACTGCATAAAGGTTTAGGGTTAATAGATGAGTAATGTTTTAAGCAAATATTCAAAGGCAATAGATTTAACACAACAATCCGGAGTGTCTAAGGATGTTAATTCTCCTTATAGTTTTATTGAATGGATTAAAAGAAATATAGGAGTAATTCCTGGTAAAGAAAAGGAACAGTATGATGGTTATCTATCTCAATGGTATATTACACATAACGCAAGCAAACAGGACACCTCTGAACAATTAAAAGAAGATTATAAACAATTAATAAAACAATTAGCGATTGTGTTTAAATCAGAAGCTGACCGAGAATGGATGTCAGATATAAATTTTGACGATCCAATAGAATTAGAACAAGCCATACCATTCTATGCACGTAAGTTAAAAGAAATAGCTATTTATATTATTAATAAACGAGAAGCTGTTAAAAAGGCTAAATTAAAATATAACACTTCAGGCTCGCGCCCGGCATTAGAAAGGTTGTTTTATGAGTATCTATTAAAAGCATTTACAAGAAGGCGTTTTCCCGGTAATGAATATTTAACTAATGTTACAGATCTTTCCGTATTAAATGCTTTGCCGGAATTATCCGCTGTATCTCCATCTTTTCAAATTATAGTAGAAGAATTATATGATGATACAGAATATTATGATAAAGATCCTACAGTAAATGTTACTGATTATTACGACTTAACTTCAACTACAGTGGGAACATATTTAACAGGGAAAATGTTAAACACAAACGATTTTGATTGGCTATATAAAATAGGCACCTCACCTATATATACAGACAATCCTTTATTAAGTGGATTAAGCAATATAATGATTCTGTACAATAATGGAATGCCATTAACTGCCGCAGAGTTATTAATTAGTGATGGGATGTTTGATTTATATTATCGTAAGGCCTTAACTGAAAAATATCTTGGTGAAACACAATATGTTATTGATGGAGGGTATTATACTCCTGTACAGGCTGAATTTTCAATACCTCTTGAGGTTGGTAATAATTGGTTTTATTGGCTATCCGGCGAACATTATTATGCAGATCCTTATAGTCAATATGATGCAACAAATATATTAGAATCTAATTTAGTAGAAAGTGGTGCAACAGGAGCAGCAAAATATACTCAATCTGATATTATTTTTACTTGGCAGGGAGATGACTATAAAGGTGCTTGGCTTAGAAAGGATGGCACAACAACTATCAATCATATCATGTCTGCTCGACTTCCAAAAGGAAAAACTGTATTTAGTTTTCCTACACCAGGATTTGGTGTAAGTGGGGAGGATTTAGATTGGTCCGGAAAACAATATAACAATTTAGATTATAGCCATTATTATTTAGATAAACAGACACAAATAGATATCAAGTCATTGTATTGGGCAACGACATCTAGTACATTGAGTACATTAAAACCAATATACATTTATGACACACCATTAGTTGAAAATGGAGCACTTGCAGGAATAAAATACGATGATTCCGATTCGATTACAATTAGAGTTGGTGGACCTTTTGATACTAATCCTAATGGTGTTTATAATGGACATCAACAGTATGCATGGTTACATAAAATGACGCACACAGAAATACCTCTTGCGTTAGGAGGTAATTCAATATATTGGCCATTTATAAGATACACTAAAGATATTCCTGTTGTTGCATTATCTAGTCAATGTACGGTTATGACATTAAGTTCTATTAATATGAAATACTTTTTAGGCGCGTGCGCAGGGCCTTCTCCACAAACTAGTGATATAATTTATAAATTATTAGCCCCATTATATACAGAACGGGAAACAATTAATGATAGTATAGCTATAGATGCCGCATGGTTAAGTGGTGCACCTATAACATATATAGAAGGTATGGATACTGATGTTTCGCCTATTAGTGCAGCTGCACAGCCAGGATTAACACATTTTGTTACACCCGGAAAACGATGTACATTTATTTGGCAAGATGAAGATAAAAATGCAAATGAAGTTATTAAAAATTATGCCCATCAAACGGATTGTGAATATATAGCTGAAGATTTAATATCATTGCATAAAGAAATTCCTGCCCAGAAAAAAGATTTAGACTATAATCAATGGTTAAAGTGTGATTGTAAAGCTCTTTATTATTCTCCTTTAGGTCATCCGGGCAATAAATTTGATGATTTTAATAAACTGTCAGATTATATTATATCAATAACAAATCCAACTGAAGCATTTGATTTTGATTTATGGAGAGGTTCTGATGGACTAGGATACAAGAGTAGTACAGAATTTGGATGGTTCAAATTAAATAATGGACAACAAAATGAACCTGATGTTGGATGGGGACCAGGTTCGTGGATTACATATACTGGTCAACCATTTATATTAAAAAATAATATGATGTATGCGTATTATCGTTCTGGATTAAATAGAACAACTCCTGAAGAAAATGCTCCATATTTAATTTTAAAATACAAGTATACAAATTCAGCACAGCAGTGGATAAAAATGAGGTATGATAAAGATACCGAAGATTGGATATCAGTAGATGAACCAACAACATTAACTTTTGGTCCAGGGGATTATTTATATTATGATCATATATCTACAAAAATAATACCTATAAGTTCAGTAGAAATAAATGTTACACAAGAAACCGTAAAAATATACCCAACTTTAGATGATATTACAATATCGAGTTCATTAACATCTGTTTCGGATCCTAACAGCATTCGTCACGTGCCTATCTCTACTTTTGATGCATACGGTAATATTTTGGAATCTTTTAATATACCCTATCCTGATATGACATTAGGATTGCCAATGACATCTATAGCACATATAAACAATATACAGCAATACTCTGTATCTACAGGAGTGTCATCTGTGTCTAGTTATGTAGCTCGAATGGATTGTTTTAATTCAGACAATATAAATTATATTTTAAGTGTGCCACTGTCTGGGTGGAATTATTCTACAAATTTGTTTGATGGTATTACTAGTGGTGCACGACCTGTATGGTTACAAGCATTAGACTCTGATACGGAAAGTACAAAATATAAAGGAATTGCTATTTGGGATGGTATACCGGAATTGGTAGATGATTATAATTTTATATATGGTGGCAAAATGTCTAATATGATTTTAGACAGTGATACGTATGTAGAATATAAGAGAATAGATGATACAGCAATAGTATGGGAACAGCCACTAGTATATACAGCTGCTACACCTATATATCAATGGCGCCAGTTATTGTTTGATACTAATGCAGTATCTAATTTAACAGCCAACTCATTAAACAATGTTAGAGACTTGACAGTCACTGCAACAAATATTTCATCTGATATCGAATTCAAATATATTGAGAATGTTCCTCTATTAGTAAACTATTATGCGAGAAATTCTTTTACCTGGATGCAAGAAGTAAGTAGCTCAACTCAAGGAATACCACCAACAGGCGGAAGTTGGAATGTTGCTACTAGTGGTGATCTTATAACTCCTTTAACCCCATATGCCTATTTGACCAATAGACATTATCCAACATATGCTGCTGTACCATATATTGGTAATATGTATAGCTTGAAAGACCGTGGAGGATACTTTATTCCAAGAATGCTAGGCATATCTACTGCAGTATGTAAAAATATACATAACATAATTGATACAGTAGGCAATGGTTTATTAGTAATGGAAAATAGAGGATATCAGACAATTTTCAGAAATGTTGATATATATGCAACGGATAGAGGATTGTCTAAAAAAGATCAAACAACACCTATAACAACAACAACAATAAATTCTAATTGGATGAAATCAAATATAACTGAATGGGGTAAATCTGGATATATTACAAATGCACAAAAGCATCAAGAATTTATACCATATCAAACTAAATATGAAACCACTAGTAAAAATGATAATGGTATCAGGAGACAAGGTGATGCATATGATCCATGGTATGGAGATGAAGATAATGTGTGGGAAAATACAATAGATTGGAATACCAATTTCAGAAAACAATATCCTATTGAGAGCTGGTATGAACAATTCTATGACACAGATAAACAATTATATCAATGGAAAACCGATATATTTGGAAACCAATATGCACTGTTTAAAGATACAGCGGGGTTGACAATATATGAAAAGCGCCAGTTGCCTGGAGAATTGTGGACACGAGATGCTCGAAATACAATTAAAATTGCCCAAGAATCTTTGGCAAGCGTTTATGATAATTTCTATATTTTAAATACCTCATTTGAAACACAATTAAGTTCGTATTTAAAGGATTTTGATATTTGGTATGATACAATAATGTTAAATACAACAGCTTATTTATTGTTCGCAAAAATATCTTTTGATTATGATACAAATGAGATATACACTATTGCGGATAATATACATCGTATTCCAATTTGTGATGGTCATTTTGGTGGAACGTGGTTTCATGAAGAAGAAAAATCTGTTATCATTTGTATGGTAAATAGTAGTGATTATGTATATTATCCGGTGCTATATTCGCTAGATCTTGAAACTAATATATTAGAAAAGGTTTTAAATGATAGCACTGGCACAATTATAACATCCATTGCTTCTATACAATTGTCGGCCATTGAAGATCCTGTATTTACATATAACAAAGAATATAACAAATATAATGTATCATTTGTGGGATATGGTGAATTGAAACAGGGGATGTATGTTAACTCTATAGACATTTTAATTAGAGGCGGAGACTACTTTATCGATAACGTAACAGTTTTAACACCTACAATATAATTGAAGAATGAGAGAATGGGTATAAGTATTTAGAAATATGTCAAGCAATACAATACAATTTACGAGCTGCACACCGTTGATTTCTTCTGGCCCAGGCGGAGGATATGAACATAGATTTAGATTATCGTGGTCTTATTCACCAGGAGCACTGGGTAACTTTAAAAAAATCAATATTTATAGATATATTGGTGCTGTTGGTTCGTGTGGATTTCCTAGAAATTTTGATTTTGCAGACAAATATATAATAAAACAAATAACGTCTAATTTTAGTACTACAATAAGCTATATAGACAATTTATCAGGATATTATTATGGTGCGCCTCCAGGAGCACTTTTAAAAAATATATACAACGATCCTTCTAAATCAGATAAACAAATATTAGATGAAGTGTATGCCACACAAAGACCACTATATTACATACTAAAAGAAGAATCAGATAGTGGATATGATGGCCTTCCATATGTTTTAATTGTACATACTTCTAATGGCAAAGTTCAATGTGTATCAACCAAGACACAAGTAAAACATGACATGCTTCATTCCGAAGGAGATAGGATATGGATTACACAATTACGTTCTCCTGAGGGTATTGCTAGAAATATATCGAGAACAGCAGTAGATGTTACACGAATCACTAATGATCCAACAACACATGCAGGAGCAGCAGGATATGGTGGATGGGTATGGATAACTGATAGGTATCATTTATATAAAGATAGTAAGGTATATGCTTTTAAATGTTCTTTGAAAAACGGCCAAGAATTAAATGCTTTTAATTGTACTCCTGGACAAAATAAAATATCAGATTATCCTCCTGATGAATTACCAGCTGATCCACCACACGGATGCGGAATTGCAATTAATTATAATACAGGCGATGCTTATGTAGGAACATTTTATGGGGCATATAAAAACAATGCTCATTTATATTCATGTATATCTGAATCAACAACAGGAACGTATACTGCACCAAAAACTCTTGTATATAATTATCACGGAGCAAATTATGGATTAGCAACAGCACCAGATGATCCTAATACATATTTCTGTGTTATTGGGCCTACACAAAGAGCACCTTCTGGCGGATCGGGAAGTCGCAGAAGTGTAAATGTTATTAAAAATAATGGGACATCGTGGTCGTGTCAATTGTTATACAACAATTATACATCCTATGGATTAGCGGTTGGTAAAGATGGCACATTGTTTACCTCAAGATTTTATGGCAACCGTCAGACACCACAACAAGATGATAGAATTGTAGACTATGCATATAAAAGCGGATCAACATATATTACAAAAAGAGGACAGGTGTTTCCATCTACAGTTCCTAATAAAGGGTGCAAGGGAATTACTGTAGATTTTCCTAATCTATATCCAAATACCAATTCTGACAATTATAAAGTGTTTGTTGCCGGCTGTGAAAATAAAAACATGGGGTACAGTTTGTTTAATGTTACCACAAAAAACTTTGAGGGTGGGCAAGGAAAGGTTGATCTATCATTTCAACCAAATGGTATAGGATGTGATTCGGAAAATAATATTTGGGTCATTGGAGGAGCAAAAAACAGTTCAGGTAATATTGTAAAATTTTATCAGTTATCTGCTGATGATATATATCCATATGGCGGTTTTTGTAGATATCCAACAGTGGGAATAAATGATTGGCCCTCATCAAATACTAATACACGCGAAATTGAATGGTTTTTAACAAGAGAAACATCTTGTATGGCAGCGACACCTTTAGCAGAATGGCATGCATTAGTAAAAGATTTTGAAACCGTAGAGTATGGAATTGAGGGATCAACAAACACAGTATATGGTTCTGCTTTAAATTCAGCAAATACTGTAACAGATATTGAAGATTGGTATACTGACCACGGTGGGGACAATTTTAATATCAGTGGTAAAAGAGTATATCCAAATTACACTAATCAAAATCAATTGGTTTATTTTCCAAAAAGATATTATGTTAATAATGAAAGCGGAGCAACACTAAGTTATTCGTATGAATATTCTGATTTTACAGGCAATTTGTTATTAGGCAAATCTATTGCATCCACATCGTATACTTATACACATCCAAGTCCAACAGACCCATCTGTTGAATTAATCATATCTGAAGCAACCCAAGATTCACCTTTACAAGAGCCTGCTATATCACAATGGCAAGATACTCAATATAACACTAATTATACACAGGCATCAGGGTATGATGATTTAAGTGTAGTATATAGAGCGGTCGCAAATCCTGGAACCTATGTTTTGTCTTCGTGGGATTTTGATTACAATGATTATTATTCAGATGTTGATGAAACAATAAATATAAATACATATAGTGTTAATAATAATCAACAATATGTTGTAGCAAATAATTATATAACAACGGTATCCGCCGCGCACACATATCATGATCCTAATAGATTTGGTATATCAGGGGATATACAATGGTTTACTGCATCTGGAATATTTGCGCCTATAGTATCTGCACATGGAAATTTTAATCCATATGCATGTAGTAGTATTAATGTAGTAAGTAACAACACAGAAATTGTTGTGTCTGAAAGATGGCCTGAGGCTGGATTGGTAATCAAACATGAAGACAGTTTGGCTGAAAGATTAGATTGGTTTGGATGTCCTATGCTTCGATGGAAACCAACTTCTCGTTTCGATAAAGATTTAGATTATACGATTCCTACAAATATATATACTCGAAATAATATTGCATATGGTACAGACATGCTTAGTGCTACTATTTATGATACTTCATTAGCGCGATCATATGCAGTAACAGGATGGCTATTAGAAATTAGCGCAAGTAATATTTGGAACAGTGAAAATTTTGCTGGTTGGACGGCCGCACCTGTTGGATCAAATTGGACACATATTAGTGCGGTATATATAGAAACAGATCTTTTAACCAAATTGCCTTCAGATACTGCCAATTCTGAAAATAGAGGAAGTGATGCTTTATTACTTAAATTAAATGAGTATAGATATGGGCCATATGTATTTACAGTGAATGTATGTGCAGCCTCTCCTAAAGATAGTGGAACTCCATCTATGTCATCATTTACACAATATCTATGTGTCAAAGAATTTGAACCGTTTGCTAATTTCTGGGCGATATCTGCTTTCACAGTTCCTTCGGATTATTCAGATGAAACATTAAACAATAAAGCATCAGACTTGATTTCATATGAATATGCACAAATACCAAATGGTGTATATAATTATGTATCTGGGTATGCTCCTAATGTGACTGTATATTTTATGGATTCATCTGAACCACATACATTTCCTATTAGTTCATATCATTGGAATTTTGGGGATTATTATACTGAGGATACTGATAATGAATATGTAGTAGAAGCAACGGAAGCATCTTTAGTGGGAACATTTAAGAGTGGTTGTTGGCGAACAGATGTAACATGTCATACAGCAGTTCATACCTATGTAATGCCAGGTATTTATGATGTTACATTAACAGTAGAAGCAAGTAATACAAGTACACAAGATGTATGCGCTCGTAGTACTAGCGATACTGAATTTTATGTTTATGTTAAAGAAATACCTCCTACCTGTTGCTTGTCGGCAGTATCGGCAACTGGAATATCTCCATTTACTGCATATTTTACAACATCTTGTTCTGTCCCTGGATCGTTTCCAATTTGCAGATTAGATTTTGATTTTGGCGATGATTCAGAAGTGGAAACCATAACAAGGATTCCATATACTACAGCATTAAGTGACGGGTCTATATTAGTAGATGGAGGATATTATCCACTATCTGCTCATGATCCGCGCAATTGGTTAATACCACATATTTATACAGTCACAGGACAAGAATACGATACATTTATTGCACAGGTCAGTGTGTATGCTTGCAATACTAATACCATGGCCGGGCCGTGCTCAGCATTAATGGGACCAATTTATAGTACAGATGCAGAACTGCCTTTAGACAAACGTCATTTAATTGCTAATAGATTTATGAACACAGAAGATTTAGTTTATTTATTTGAAGGAGAAGAAAGTAAAACAACATTTACCGTTGTATTATCTACAAGCCAATGAATGAATATATCATAAGTGCAGCCCCGTTAATATCATTATCAGCAGTCTATTCATACGATGAAAATATTGATCTTCAACCTACCTTAATTAGGTGGAGAGATGGATATAAAATGTTTTCTCATCCACTGTTTAAAAATTCTAAAGACGTTGCATTAAATAAACAATCAATTTTATATTTAACATCTGCTGGATCTTTTTTTGAATTCTTTAAAGAGACCGCACGTGATGATGCTGATTTGGGGTCATATTTAACATTAGAAATGGATGGCAAATATGTTACAGTAAATCCTGATGATCAAAATTTATATTTAAGTGCAACATATTTGCGCCAAGAAAATATGTTTAGATTAATTGCTAATACAGATGGAACATATTCATTAATAAATGGCGATTCATTATATGTTACTGTACAAGAAACCCTTCCATTTAATCTATATGCCTCTGCACAATTAAATGAAGAAGAAAGCGATTTACAAAAATTTATATTTACGACACACGATAATGAGTATTTGTATATTACTACAAAATTTGCATCTGTCACAGAAGGTATTTATGAGCCGACCTATATAGAAAGATTTGTGAGTTATAACAAGACTTCATATATTGTGAGAGCTATTGGAATGGCTCCCGATGATGATTATGGATATGAAAATGAATACATATTTAAAGCAACCGGATTTGATGCATCCTTTAATGTTAAAGGATTAGTAATAGATCAAGCATGGGTTCAATATTATAATCAATTATCAGACACTGAAAATAATGATAATGTTGAATTAAACACAACTAAATGTATAACAGGTATTAAATCTAATAGATTGGTTGATTTGCCATATTATAGTAAAATAGTTGTTACTCCAGCACAAACTACTATGGAAATCAATTTTGCCAATTTGAAAAATATAGAAACTCCAGAATATGAATACAACATTAAATCTACTGAACAACCGGGAGTAAATTAATTAGAAAACTAAATATTTATAATGATTACATATACCACTAGTGCAGTAAAACTTAGAGAATACGATAGAATTTTTACAGGTTCTAATCAAGAAGAGGGATATGAGTCTCCGTGCTTGGGGTTTAGATCAGATACAATTAGACAAACATTTGTTGCAGATGAATTAACATATTTTCATTATCCATTTTCTGCTGATGAAATAAGTTTATCAGCTACAGATTTGATCCAGGCTGGTGCTATTGCAGGACCTACACCTCATCGAGCAGATAAAGTATGGAAAAAACAGGCAGATTATAAAAAATACATTTGGTGGGGAAATTCTACATATCCTACACCTGGAACATGGTTATGTGCATGGCTTTCGGGGAATGTTGCTGATCCTGCACAAGAACCAATTTGGTTAGATAGATGGTATAATCCAGGATATATAGATGAAGTTACGGCCTCTTTTGTAACCAATACTCCAGCTGTATATGATGCTCCTTCTATATTAACATTTGATCCTGGGGTGTGGTACAAATATTTTCATGTAGGAGAAATAACCAATGATACATTTGTAAATAGTTTATCTAGTGTTTTAAGACTTCATGTAGATGATTGGGACCAACCAACAAAAGATTTGTCTACATATGATAATCAAATTGTATTACTAAATTATTCTCCTAACATGATTTCAGAAACAAGTGTAAACCCTAACAATAAAGATACTTCTTTAAATTTATATACGAATGGTCAATATGCAAAGGTTTTACACAATGACACATTTGCACTAACAGATAAAATGACCTGTTCTTTTTGGGCATATGCAGAAGATTGGTGCAATATCTATAATTCATATTCTATATTAAGTAAAAATTTTAGAGGTGGGTGGAAGTTCAGATTTAATAATGGATTTTATACGCCTATATTTGCTTTAATTGGTACAAACAATAAAATATTAATTGGTAACAATAACGGACAAATATATTTTACTAGAACCCTTCCCAACAATTCCGGATGGCCTCGCGCATTAACTATTGATAATGATTTATATGTATGGGTTATAGACAATAGTAATTACAATTCGTATAAGCATTTATATAAAATGGACTTTGATGGAAATATTATTTTACAAAAAGAATTTCCGTCCACTACAGATTTAATGTCGATAACATTAGACATGTCTGGTAATGTGTGGATATTAGATTCGACTACAAATACAGTGTCAGGATTTCATCCATATGATACAAGTTGTATTGGACTGAGTGCAATTACAGATAATGTTTCTGCTGTAGCGTTTGACTTGAATGGTGATTTGCACGTAGTGGATGGGATTAGTGTTTTTGATACTTCTAATAATCAATTCATCTTATCTGGTAATAAAATCTTTAAAGAAACAAACACACCATATATAACTAATATGAATGTGCAAGCATTTACATCTGATCGGTATGATAATTTATGGATTATTGCTTCTGCAAAAGAAATATATAAAATTGACAATACCGGCCAAATTGTAACCTCTAGTATTTTAGTTCTTAATGATAATGAAACAGAATATAGTATTAGTTTAATCAATGAACTAAATGAGGTCACTAAAGAATATGAAGATTATTGCTGGATCACCTGTAAAGATAATGAAATAGTTAATAAATACAATGACAAGTTTAGGTTGATAAAAAGTATTGATACAACTATATATAATACAGCCCCTAAAGCTGGTGAATCCACTAGTTATCAATGGAATAAAAAATTTAATTACATGTCAAACAGATTAAATAAACAGCCTGTAATAGAGTTTCAGTTGTACACAGGAGTAGCTATTCCATCTAGCATATACACTTTGTCACAGCACTCTACTGCAATTGCAAATCAAAAATGGCATATGTTTACATTTACATATAACAATACAGCACAAGAAATGCGTTTTTATATTGATGCAATTCTATGTGATAGTATTACTATCCCTTCGCCTTATAAAATATTTTATAACTATGAAAATCCGTTATTTATTGGGTCTGAGGCGGGGAAGATAACTAATTTAAGAGAAGAATTAGAATATAGAAATTCTAGCTTTATTGGCAAAATTGATGATATCAGAATATATAGTCATGCCTTAAATAATAGTGATATTCGAAATTTATATATGACTAAATTTGATTTTAAAGATATACAGTGGAACATGCCAACAGGTATACAAAATTATATTGAAGAGATTGAAAGATTCTTCAAATTTAAATTGCCTGGACAAAAATCACAGTATTATAATATTAAATTGGTTGGTTTACAGATAACAGATGAATCCATTAGAGAAATGATTGAAGATATCATTAAAGATACAGTTAAAAAAATAGCACCAGCTTATACAGAATTGTATAATATTGTGTGGGAATAATTTATGGCAAGATATGGTAATATAACAGGGTTTGCTCGAAATACTGTGGGAACTGGTATACCTAATATTACAGTTTCATGTAAAGATCATTATGGAACATATTTTAGTGCGCAGACAAATTCAAAAGGAATATGGGCTTTAAACAATGTAGGATATGGTGTTGTTGCTTTTACTGATGTTGGCACAGGTTATATTACAACAACAATTTCTAAATATGTACCTGCAGATGGAACCACAACATATAATGCAAATTTTACTCTTCAATATGCTGGTGCTGGACCTGAAGCCCCTGCAGGAAGCAATACTTCTTTACCAGCGGGTGTATATTGTATTGAATTAAATAGAACAGATATTACGTCATTAATATGTGCAGTATCTAGTAATGAATCATATTTAGTTCCTATAACTGCACAAAATCCACAAATTGTATGGAGTCCGTATACCTATAGTAGCTATGATGAAAATTATACATATGATGATACAAGTATATATGCAGATATTACAGCAGATTCAAGAGAAGGATTTCCTGCAATATGGACAACTATCTATCCTGCATCTGCTTTACAAATAACAGCATTAGAACCTACAGAAACTTATAAAATTGTAGGGTCATTTACAAATAGTTATCAAACATGCTCTATAGAATATGATTTTAGACCATACAGAGTTGTGTACACTATTTCTCGAGGATCATATACATCAAAAAATATTGCAGTAAGTGCAAGTTTTTACGATCCTGAAAATAATGAAGTTTCAATAAACAGTTTAAGATCAGCTCCAGGTACATATATTACGTGGGATATACATCCAACTACATATATAGAAGGAATTTTGGAAGATGATAGTACATATTTATTTAATGGGGAAACATTAGATCCATTAACAGGCACATATATCAGGTTATCTGCATCTGAGCATGTTTCAAACAAGTTTACATATTCATTGAGTTGTAATATTATAGATGAACTCGAAGCAATTAGAACAATTTTACCATTTACATTTGATACCAATTATGGAATACATTATGATGTTATAGATAATACACCAAACAGCATTACTGTTAAATCTTTTTATGACAGATCTGAATTACAAGATTTATCTGCCTCTGAAACATTGCAGTGGAAAGTGTGGCCAACAAGTGGAATATCTATATCTGCGCTCTCTGGGGACAATGCATATATAAATTTAGATTCTGGTTGGATATCAGCAGCGCCTGCTGAATATATAGGTCAAATGCATATAGTTGCAACTGACTATGATGAAACCTATTATATTACTGTAAGTTCAAAATATGGAGAATGGACTAACGATATTTTATTTGAGCCTTATATCACTTTAACAGAGGATTCTAAATTGGTCCCAGTAGTAACACAGACAGACAATACTACACAAACTAGAAAATATAATTTAAAGGTTTACGGTTATTCATATAAACCTGATGGATCTGAAATGACTCGTCATAATCTTTCCCTCGCTCAACAACTGCTTTTCAAAAACAATTCTGTCAATGAAGGATTAGTTGCATATTATAATAATAGAACAAATGTATATGATTGGTATCCTACTGAAGATTATTTGCCAAGTATAGAAGTAAATCCATTGGCATTAGATATCACAACAGTACTATGTTCTTCTACTCCTGCTATTAGTTCATATAGTATAGAGGTTATTGGCCTTTCAACAAATTATGTAGAAGATGGTACAGTATATACTTCTACACCATGGTCCACTTCGATTAATATAAATGTATTAGAATGGTTTGATGATGCATTCTTTTATCCTAAAGTCAGAATAAATTATACTTCAGATAACGAAACATATATGTATAGACCTTCTTCAACCACAAATTTTATAGCTACAATTTCGAATACTTCAATATTCCCACCTAATATAGAAAGAGGCTCTCTAATAATTACTATTGGCAATAGTGCCCAGACGATAAACTATGATACGCCCAGCATACCTTTTGAATTTGAATCATCTACAGGACCATTGTGTGCAATTAGTGTTACAGCATTAAATATTTTTGCACCAAATTGGCCTGATGAGATTACTAAAGTTGGCAGCCTTAAGTATATTAGATTTGTAGACAGAATACCAACAGCCTTTATGCAAGTGTTTCCTGTATCTGCGTGGAATCCAACTACTGATAGATTTAATGAGATAACTAACCCACTTACACAGATGGTAGCTGTTTCGGCATGGGGGTTTTGTCATACACAAGATTTTTCTGCAAATCAAAATAGTTTATTTACAACTCATCCAAATGATTTGTTTTATTGGTATATTGGTGGTCATGAGCCATATCCAGTAATATCATCATCAACAAAAACAAAAATACCTATACGATCATCATCAGAAACTGTTATATATCCGATTACGTTACGAATTTTTAATGCACAATTATCATCTGATATGCCTGCGATTTGTTCTAGCGACACTGAAAACATAACAGGCTATTATGCAAATTATGATAATACAGAAATAATAAGTCCGGCGGGTAGTAGAGGCCCTATTACTATGTACAGTTTTAATGGAACAGGATATGCCATTATTACTTCACAAGATGGACAAGAGTCTCCAATGCAAATGTATATTGGCACAACAGCAGAATCAATATCCTTATCTGCAAGAATTAAATTTCCCGATTATTTACCTGTAAGACTTAATGATAATTCTTCAGTGGTGTGGGAAATATCTACTGATGGATGGTCTATGTCTAATATTGATTTAGATTCAGAATACAATTTCACATTAAAGTCAAATGATGTTGGACAAATTGGTCATATATTAAAATATGAACCAACTCGGATATCCGTTAAATTAACACCGCAAGCATCCTTTACTTCTAAGGTAGATGGGGTAAATGATTGGTGTAATTCTATGATATCTTTTGATTCTGACATAGTAGAATTGACAGCATATCCTATTGAACCATTAATATATACTGCTAATAAATATATATTGTCAGGACAATATGTTGCTTTTGAAAATCTTGTCCCAGAATTTGATTCAATAGTGTACCGATGGGAAGATAGAGACAATTATCGTATTACAACATCGAATTCACCATATACAACATCGTATAATAATAAAGGAAATTATTCCATTTCATTACAAACCGATTATGTCTCAATATCAAATGTAAGAACGGTGCCTTATATTGTAACTGTATATCCGGAATATATTTTGTATAATACCTATATTACCCGCATTCTTAATCAAACTAATCTTGTATTACCTCATCAATTAATAGATGTGGAAATAGCTCCAAACGAATGGATAATATATGATAATATAAATGCAATTTTTGACAAGTTGCAAGATAATTTAGTTTATTTAGATAATAATACCAGATTTTACAATGATCCACCAACAGAATTATATGGATGGTTTGGATCTTTAAATACATCACAAGGAAATAGATTACATTGGCATGTTAATATACCTGGAATTGATTATGCCTACAATAATTATTTAAGCGCGGAACCTGGGCCGTTCAGTTCATTTAGAGATTGCTGTGTTTCACAAGTTACTGGTGTAGGACAGAGTATTATGTTTGTTTCAGATACTACAGGAGTCCATATTTTATCTTCTGATTTTTTTGCCACAGAAATTAGTGAAATATCTTATAAAGGTATTGGAGATGATTTTATTGATATTGTTGCAGTAGATACAGATGCAGATAATCGTATATATATATTAGACAGTCCTAAAAACAGAGTATTGGTATATTCATATGATTTTAGTAATAATTTTTGGAAACTGTTGTATGATTGGGGTGGACTAGGTGGGCCTAATGCTATTAGTAAATTCTACAATCCAAATGATTTGTATGTAGATGCATCAAATAATATATGGATTGCAGATACAAATAATAAAGTTGTAAAGAAGTATACAAAGACGGGCAGTTGGTTATTAACAATAAAATCTGTTTACTTTTCTGATTCTGAAAAACCACTGAGCATGGCAGTTAATGATGCTGAAGATGAAGTTCATGTATTGACTACAAATAATATAGTCGTTTTTGATCCAACCACTGGTGAATATATTAAGAGATATCCAATATTGTCACAATTAAGCAGTTCAGCAGAATTGTTAAAAATTGAAGATTGTAAAGATGGTGGATTTTTTTATATACTAACAAAAAATAGAGTATTAAAAATATTACAAGATAATGGAAATATAGTAGGAAATTTTGCTGTAGAAAATAGATTAAATTATGTCAATATTAAACATGATGCATTCAGAAATTTGTATTTGATTTCTAATAATTGTATTATAAAATATATAGATAAGTTAATGTTATTTGATGTTAAAATGGAGTATTCAACATATCAATGGCCGATGTCAGCTATTTATGTTGAAGCAGATGAATATAATCAAGATTGGGTATTAAATAGAAGCTTTGCACGCATGTGGGATAATATTGAAATATTTAGAAGAAGCATAAATGGAAAACCTGGATCTATAGTAGAAAATGGCATCACTGTTCCATTTGTAAAAACCTTTGCTCCGGATGAATATAAAATACTGCCGTACAATAAAGAAAACATTTATATTGGAATGAATGAATTTGTTTCCTCACCAGTCATCAATAGATGTGTTTCAAAATTGTATGATTGTCAAGAAACAATTCTAGATATGATATCAGAATAGTCTTATGTTATTAGAACTGTTACAACAAAACCTATATGTTTTTTATCTCATAGGTATAATGATATGTACAGGAATTATTAAAGAATTTAATCTTTTTTCTGGCATATACAATTCAATCATTTCAAAAGTAAAAAATAAGAAAATAGTTGTTGCTCTTATTTCAGCTATTTCAGGTGTACTTCCTATTCCGGGTAGAAATATTGTTTCAGCAGGATTGTTAGATACTTGTGCAGGTGAAGATCCTAAAAAGAGAAGTAAGTTTGGGTTAATTAATTATTTGGCAACTCATCACTGGTATTTATGGTCTCCTATAGAAAAAACAATTTTAATACCTATGGCTGCACTCTCTCTTACCTACTGGCAAGTTTTTCAATTCACTTTTCCTTTTTTAATTGGATATTTACTTTATTTTACATGGTTTTTAACATTTAAAATAAAACAAGAGGATATTCAAATTGTTAAAATTGAAAATGGTAATAAAATGCATTGGTTAAATATCGTACCTTTATTAGCTGGTATAGGTGCTGTCATTTGTGGTTTTAATCCATGGTATATATTTTTAATTATTGCTGCAATTTATATGTTATTAACTAAAACTTTTAATATTAAGAAAATTGTAAGTTATGTAGATTGGAAATTGGTACTACTCTTAATTGGAATAATAACAGTTTCTTTTTATATTCAAACTTATTCTGCTAACTTAATAGAATATATAAAAACTATTCAAAATCACTTTGTGTTAACCTCTGTAGTAGCATTATTAATTTCTTTTATATTAGGCAGTTCTGCAAAATTTGCAGGTATTGTTGTAATGCTTTCAACTATTTTTGGACTACCATATTTTGCTTATTTCTTCGGGATTGAATATATTGGATACTTGATATCTCCAACACATAAATGTGTACCAATAGCTATCAAGTATTTTAACACCTCTATAAAGCAATTTACATGGATTATTGGAGGATTGTGTTTAATTATCTTTACAATAAGTTTGTTGTCTCTTCTATAAATCCTACCTGTTTTGATAAATATTTATGACTCTTAAATTAGCAGCGCATCTATGGAAGATGTTGTCCTGGTAATCAGAGGCTTTTAGGAGAATAAAATATGTCAAATCGTTTTCACAACAAGTATCACAGACATTCACATCATACGGCACCTCGCACTAACGAGCCTGATTCTGCATTAGATCCAATAGCATCTCCAAGTGATCCATTTACAGGCACTTTTGTTTTAAGTGGGCAACTTAGCGCAATGCAAAATGTCATAGTAGACAATAATATATATGCCAATATTGTGATATCTACACAAATTAGTGCAACTTCTGCAGTTTTTGATATTATTGATGTTATTATGTCTGAAGTAAGTGGATTTAATATAGTAGGAAATTCTGATGTATTAACCGTACCTGATACTGTAACACCTGGATATGATTTACTTCTATTATCAGGTGTAGGATTAACAGGAACTAATTGGGCGTCTTTTGTAGGTGATATAAAATGTAGAAATTTTGCAACTATTGGGTGCATTAGTGCTGATTGCATAGATTCATATACTCAAAATACTCCTATTAGTGTTTGGTCTAATATAGACATGAATGGTTATTCTATTAGCGGTATTGGGAATGACAGTTTAGCCTTTCAGAGTGGATTGCGAATTCATTCAGCTGATGATGCAAGTAAAATTAAAATAAATTCTTACAGTTATGCTGAAAGTATCACTACAGGCACTAGTGCATTCGGTGAAAATTCTCATGCAGAAGGAGGTGGTACTACAGCTAGTGGAGTTAATTCTCATGCCGAAGGAAATCAAACACAAGCTACAGGAGACGGATCTCATGCTGAAGGAAATCAAACACAAGCTACAGGAGACGGATCTCATGCTGAAGGAAATCAAACACAAGCTACAGGAGACTCTGGATCTCATGCTGAGGGTAATAGTACTCATGCTACAGGTCAATGCTCACATGCAGAAGGAGAAGATGTTATAGCTTCTGGTGCTGCTTCTCATGCTGAAGGTGGTAGTACTAATGCTGTAGGTAACTACTCACATGCTGAAGGTAGCAGTACACATGCAATAGGTACTAATTCTCATGCCGCAGGTGTTGGGGCATACGCAGCTCATGATGAATCGTTTGTGTGGTCTTCTTATAGTACATTTGTTTCTTCAACAAGTTCAGATACATTTACTGTAAGCGCTGAGAATGGAGTAATATTAGGAAATATAAGCCAATTTGATTTTGGTCCACAAATGCACACAACACCAACGAGTCCAGCTACTGCAAGCGGAGAATTTTTAACAGTTAATGTAGCAGGAACAGGATTTGGCCTGTTGCTGTGGAATTTACCATAAGGAGAAATGTATGAACAAGATACTTTTATTTTTAACTGCTTTGATGATGTGTGTATTGCCTTTGTCGGCTACAGCACTAGAATGGGTATTTCCTGGTGATATCCGCGCTAATATGTTTTATGGCAATGCAGCAGGGCTAACAAATGTTCCTGCCGGCCGAATAACATCTGGAACAAATGTTATCGGAGAAAATATTTTTGCTTATGATAACAATGGACTGTTTATTGATAGTACAGATGTTGGTAAAGCTGGGTATACATTAGGTATTGATGGAGTTCCACATTGGGATTGGTTGATATTCCCCGGAGAAGCAGCACAGTACATATATTTGTATAATTATGAAGCTAAAAATCCAATGTTAGTTGTTTCTGAAAGTGACAGGTTTGGTATAAATAAACGAATTAATATTGCAGATTATCATACCTATACAGCAATAGGCACAGATGAAATGGAATCACACGGTGAATATACAGCTAAACGATCTCGTGTATACAGAATTGTAATAGATGGAATTTATGTTACTAATGCAGGGCCTCCTATTGTAACAACTGACACTTTTAGAGTTGAATCATCGTTTGATAATAATACTTTTATAACAAATTTAGAACATGGTATGGTGGGTACAGCTGTTACTAATGTTGACAAATATGGATATGGTATTTCTTTTGGTGAAGTAAGAGGCCATAGCAGTAATGACACATGGTATATGTTGGCTTCTGCACAATTACCACAAAGTTCTCTTACAGTTGCACCTAGAAAAATAAATGAATTTTTAACACAGACAAACAGAGCAATTGGTGGAACATCGTCAGGATTTAATGATGTAACTTTTTCAGCTAATTCACATGATTTTGGAAATATTCCATTAATTGTAACAACAAATAGTGCATTTTATATTGGTACTGCAACTAAGGCAAATACTTTTTATTTCAATTTAATAACTAATGGTATTAGTTTAACAATGGTGTATGAATACTGGAATGGTGAAGCCTGGACAACTATAACCACAGCTGATCATGATTTAACAGATCATACAACAAATTTTACAACTTCAGGGGATATATATTTCAATAATACATTAATGGCTGGATGGACGAAGACTAATATTACTGTAGGTTCTTACGTAGATGAATATTATTGGATTAGAGCATATAGTACAACTGATCCTGGTATATTGAAGCCTGTTGCTCACACAGTTTCTTCTCACGGATCAACAAGATTTGCTGTATATGAAGCGCATTCTGATTTAATTTCTGCATTCTATATTGATGCTAAAGGTGAAACTTATATTCATGATTATCCACTTACAGAGAGCACACTGCAAAGTTTTTACTGGAAGTTTTTAGCAACACTTTCTCCTAGTACTATAGTGCACTTGCCTACCAATACTCCTCTTAAAATAGTTTTTTCAAATGAACTTGATGATGCGTATAATATATACAATTCTTCTAGTGATTATAAGTGGCACCCTGGATCAGTTGATCTTCAAAAATTAACAGTAACCTTAACACTAGAATTGATTGGTGGAGCTCCGGGATCTATTGTAGGAATACAGGTAATATTATATGAAAATGGAACATCGTTTGCGCCAATAAATACATTCGTTAATAAAATTGCACAAAATACTGAAGTATATACTTTGTCTATAAATTATCCATTCAAGCCTTCTAATGCTACTAACACGTATGAAATATATATGCTTATGACTAATATAGCTAATAATACAGATGTAGCGTTAATAAATTCCAATAGAGGCAATCGTATATTTGGAGAAAAATTACAATAAATTTTCATAAATATTTAATAATGAGGCTATTATGATGACACAAGCAAAGCACAAACCGCGATTTAAAGATGAGTTTAAAGCGCTTTTCGCATCCCATTTAATATGGTTTTTTATTGGTGTTGTTATAGTAGGAAGCACCTTTGTTCAACAATATACAAATAATAGAATGAAAAATAACGAATTTAATATGTCTACATTAAAATCTGATGTAAATACAGATCAATACACTATGGAATTATTATTTTCAGTATTAATTAAATCAGATGCAGCTCGAGTAAGATTATTTAGATTTCATAATTCAGGAATGTTTTCAGGATCTGTTCCATTTAAGAAATATAGTAATATTCAAGAAGTTACACAGCCAGGCGTTTCAAAAGAATTATTAAATTGTCAAAATATTCCTATTGCTGCAGTTCCTGTATTCATCGGTCTTATGTTAAACAGTAATGATTCCATTGTTATTCATACTGATGATCTTGAATATAGTGCTTTTAGAGGATTATTGGAAAGACAGGCAATTAAAGTTATGGTTACTCGACCATTATTAGATTTAGATCGTAAGTTAGTATGGGGATTTATTACAGTAAGCTATATAGATCCACCATCTGAAGAAATTATAGAAATTGCTAAAAAACAATTAAATTCTGCCAGTTTAATAATAGAATCGGTTGTAGGGACATACAAATAATGAATAGAAACAATCCTGTTCGATTACCGCCTTATAAAGTTTTAAAAGTAGTTCATACTTTATCACAGAGTATGGGCTGGGGAATTTCTCAACTAAATGTACCACAAACATGGACTATTACACAAGGTGACAATATTGTTGTAATGGTTATTGATACGGGGTATTCAGATCATCCAGATCTAGGCAATGCTGTAATTAAAGATTCTTGTAGATCTTTTGTAAGTTATGAACCAATTGTTACAGATTATAACGGGCATAGTTGTGTAACTGCTGATACTAAAATATTTACAAATTTTTGTGGATTACAAAAAATAGAAACGTTATTTGACAATATAGATTCTAATAATATTGGAGTCACAAACGATTCTGTAATAAAAGATATTTCAGACAAAAACATAAAAACAATATCTTATTATAATAAACAACACACATTACAAAAAATTCAAGCTGTACATCGAATTAAATATAATGGTGAATTAATTAGAGTGTTATATGGTGCAAATAAAAAATTTCCACTATCTATTGCATTAACACCATGGCATCCTATGTATATCAACACATCTAGAGGATCAGGATTTACAGTTAAGAAAATTAATGCGGATCAACTCAAAATTGGAGATAATTTAATAAGAAATTCAACATGCATGACTCCCGCAACAGAATACAGATATATAGAATATGATAATGAAAAAATAATTTTAGATGAAGATTTTGCTTGGTTTTTAGGAATTATTTTAACAGATGGACATATATGGACTGGAAAAAATGCTCAGTATCGAATAGATCTAGATCAATGCAATGAAAATAAAGAAGTGATTGTTAGATTTGAAAAGATATGTAATAAACTAGGAATTAATTGTTTAACATATTCCTTCAAAAATAATAAAACGAGAGTATATTTTAACAATAAAAAATGGTGGTCTATTATAACACAATTAATTCCATCAGGCAATAAAACAAAAAGAATCCAAATCCCACAATTAATTACAAAATCACCGCTTACAGTTTGTATGTCATTTATTGCTGGATTAATAGATGGGGATGGTTATGTTTCTAAAGCAGACGGCAGAATCAAGATTGTATCTAGTTGTAAAGAATTTATAGAAAATTTAAGATTGTTTTTAGTTACAATTGGTATGCCATCAGTATCAATAATACATAATAAAGCTCATCCAAATAAATTTTGTGATGTTGGTTGTGAAATGTGGCAAGTAAAATTTAAAGACGGATCTGATTTATTAAAAAAATATATCACAATAACAAGAAAAAAAGAAGCACTTAATAAAGGCCACACAAAAATTCATAAAGTGTATAAAATACTAGATATTCAAAAAGAATATTACAAAGGATATCTATATGATTTTACTGTTGAAAATAGTAATAATTATATTGCAAATGGTATAATAGCTAGCAATACACACTGTCAGGGAATTATAGGTGCTCGCAATAATGAAATTGGCTGTGTGGGTGTTGCTCCACAGTGTAAATTGATTGCGGTGAAGGTGCTAGACACTGAAGGTTCTGGTGATATGGAAGGTATTTGTGACGCACTTGAATATGCTCTTCAAATTAAACCACATATAATTTCAATGAGTTTAGGTGCACCTTCTGGTACAACTCGAATGCACAATATTATAAAGAAATTATACGAGGCTAATATTTCTTTAGTCTGCGCCGCCGGTAATGATGGAAGAGGAAATTCTATAAATTATCCAGCCAAATATCCTGAAACTATTTGTGTTACAGCATTTGATAAAAATGATAACCCGGCGTCATTTAACTCAACAGGAAATGAAGCTGAATTTAGTGCACCTGGTGTAGATATTTATTCTACCTGGTTGAATCATGAGTATGCTGTATTGAGCGGTACGTGTTTAGCTAAAGGAACTAAAGTTTATACTGTTACCGGCTTAAAAAATATAGAAGATGTTGTAGTAGGGGAAGAAGTTTTTTGTCTTAATGAACAAACACACAAAATAGAGAATAAAAAAGTAATTGAAACTAAAAACAACGGAATTAAACAACTTTTTGAAATAATAACAGACCACTCTACTATCAAAGCAACAGATAATCACCCGTTTTTGGTAAAAGATAAAAATGAGTTAAAATGGAAAACTGTTGCAGAATTAACAGATAATGACAAGATTGCAACTGTTAAACAAATTAATTATACTTCACAAAATACAATTAATAGTATTAACAAAGCGCTTGAATATAAACATATAGAATTGACCAATTATTTAAAACAAACCTCACAATCTAATATACCATTAAATTCTATTAAAATTACAGATGAGTTTTGTCAATTTATTGGAGCATTTTTGGGTGATGGGTATATTCATACAAATAAATTTGCTGCAACAGGGCTTGCGGGATTAGGATTATGTGTTAGATACGGATATAAACAGCAAAATAAGGATCTGCCTTTAAATTATGCTAATTTATTTGAAAAAGCTTTCAATTTACCAATTTCTATAAGAGAGTCGGGAGATTTGTTTATATATTCTGAGTATTTGGCAAACATTTTTAAAGAATTAGATTTGTTTGAAACGTCACATACTAAAAGAATACCGTATTGGGTATATGCACTTCCAAAACAACAAAAGATCAGATTTTTATCTGGATTAATAGATACTGATGGATGGATAGGCAGTAACGGAAATCTTGGATTTGAGCTTTGCAACAAAAACTTATTATTAGACATTATTTGTTTGTGTAATATGATTGGATTGAAATTTGCCAATTTTATCGAAAGAGAAACTACTAAATTTAATTTAAATCCAAATAATGGAAAAACATATAATTCATATGCTTCAGTTTCCTCACAGATTAAAAATTTTGAAGACTCTATTACAATTTTTGATGATAAATATAAAAAGTTTTTAATGAATCGTATACCATGTATTGAAAAAAATGAGAAGTATATTAATTCTTTTGAAAAATATTTAAGAACTACAGATATAATTTTCGAGAGAATTAAGGAAATTAATGTGAACAAAGAAGACGTGGTATATGATTTGACTATTGAAGACAATCATAATTTTGTTGCTGAAGGATTAATTGTACATAATTCAATGAGCACTCCATTCATGTCAGGTGTTATAGCATTGCTTTTAGCTAAACACCGTGATCAAGAAGCAGTAACAGGTCAGAATGATTGTAAAACAGTTGAGCAAGTTCGCGAACATCTTAAAAAGTATGCAAATGATAAAGGTGTAACCGGAAAAGATGATGTGTGGGGATATGGTGTAGTTTCAGATGTAGCTAAATTAATTAGAGAAGATGCTGTAGATAATCCTCCAAATCCAGAACCACCTCCTCCACCTGTTCCTAAAAAGAAATGGTGGTTTTATATAATTGCTTGGTTTTTTGGTACAAAATAATGAAAATTGTAATTTTACCTGGAGTTGGTTTTCATATACATACCAATCCGAATAAAATACAATTAATCAAACATTTAAAAAAAGCATTTCCACAATGTTCAATAGACTATTTTAATTGGGATAATCAACATGTCCCCACCCCCCCTCTTAAAGATAATTGGTTAATTAAAAAAGCTCGCGCTTTTATAATAGAAGTAATAAAAGATTTTGATGCGGTTTGTACTAAACCATTAGATATATTTGTTCCAGAAGCTGATATTTATATAGGCCATAGTGCCGGATCAATTCTAGCTATAATAAGAAATAAACCGGCTATAGTGTTTGGCTCTCCTTATTCATTAATAAGGGATTTATATTTAAGAACAGAAAACAGTTTTGATACAATTAAAATGCTCGTCGAGCACCGAAATTATCCTGTTTTAAATATTATAAATAAAAAAGATCTACTGGCATATCACATCGACTCGGCTGAAAATTATTATTTTAAAGGTGGGTTTGGGCCTATTTCTGCCCACCTAACATACTGGAGCAATAAAACAGTTATAGAAAAAATCACGGAGAAGATAAAACATTATTTAAATTAGTATTATCTTGAATTTATCTAAAAATTTCATATCATTATAATATGAAAAATAAAAATATAAATTGGGACACCTATATAAAAGATTGTACTCTATTAATTGATAAAATAAAAGAAAAGGTTTCTGTATTAGATTTTCCTGATGCTATTGTTGCTATTGCTCGTGGCGGATTAATTCCTGCACAGATAGTTTCATACGCACTAAACATCCTTAGAATTTACACTATTGGTATATCTACGTATGATAATACAGAGCAGCAGAAAGATACAATCATGTATCAACCACTAGACGGATCGGTTCAAAATATAAACGTTTTGGTTATTGATGATATTGCAGACTCTGGGAAAACATTTGCTTTTGTTGAAAATGAACTTAAAAAAAGAGGTTGTAAGGATGTTCATACAGCTTCAATTTATTATAAACCATGTAGCAAATTTAAACCAGAATACTATGTTCGTGAAATTTCAGCTGATGTATGGGTAAAATTTCCTTATGATGGAGAATAATCATGCACAAAATACTATGGAAGTTTGTACAGCTCGCTAAAAAAGAAATTATTCAAAATGATTTTGAATGTATTTTTTCCCCACATAAGAAAATTATGTATGGAGATGGAACTATGGCAGAAGGATTTTTAGATGTTCAAAAGAAATTATTAAAATGTGCATCAAAGGCAGAAAAATGGGGGGAAATATTTTTACACGAATATAATCATTTTATACAATATTTACTTAAAACTCCGCATTGGAAAAAATATATGAATTATCCAAAGGATGATTTTTTCTTTGATTGGATATTAGGCAAGAAATATAATGAACAAACACTATCTAAAACACATGAATTAGTTCGTAATGTAGAATTAGAATGTGAAAGAATGACAGTTCAAATGATTAAAAAGAATGGTCTTCCTATTAATTTAGAACAATATATTAAAACAGCAGCGGCCTATGTATACTTTTATAATTTTGCTAGAAAATATAGAGTGTGGTATAAACCAGAATGTCCACCAAACAAATCAAAAAATATTATGGCTCTGATGCCAAAAACTCTTAATGGATCATTTACTAAAATGCCCCATAAGATTTTAAAGGCCTATGAAAGTTATTACTTGAATGATGATAGGAGAATTTATGGCCGGAAAAGGTGATAAATCACGAATTGCAAGTTTTAGAAAATGGTTTGATAATTTTGATAAAATCGATTGGACTAAAAAAGAACCTGATAAAAATGCTTCAGAAGTTGTTGATAAATCAATAAATATTATTGATGACAAACAGATTCGATAGTCTTTATTTACAGTGTATTAGTGAAAGACGCTTTCTTCCATTAGCTCTTGCTGGTGCTCTTGCACTATCTCCTGGGCAATCTTCAGCTGAACCACTTGGTGCTTCCTTAAACAACCCAGGAAATATCAGAACTACTAGTGATCATTGGAAAGGTTCTTCTAGAGATAATAGAGAATTTGTTAAATTTGATCAACCTGTTTATGGTATTCGGGCTGTTACAAAACTGTTAAAAACTTATAAGCAAAAATATGGATTAAATACTATTAGAGGTATTATAACTCGTTGGGCACCTCCTGAAGAAAATGATACTGAAAAGTATATAAGGAATATGGTAGAGTATACAGGATTTGGAGAAACCGATCCTTTATATCTTTTTGATAGTAAAGGTAAACCTAACAGAGATAGAATAATTAAGATTGTCCGCGGTATTATGATTAATGAGATTGGTAAAGAAGCTAGTTCAAAATATCAAGACTCTCTTATTGGGAGGGCTATTAATTTATGAACTTTGGAAAATTTTTTAAACACGCTCAAAAAGTAAAAAACACTCGCAAGAAAAAGGGAAAAAATAAGGGTCAATTAAAAAAAGACCCTTCTGGTTCAATTAAATCTGATGCTCGCGGCGCCTATTTCATGCGTGCAAAAAAGGGAGATGCTCCCAGTTCAAGCACATGGTCATTAGGCGGCTGATATTTCACGAAGCTCTTTAGATAATTTGTTAAGTGTATCTATTGTAGACTTGGTTGTTTTTGCTTCAGGTATAACTATAGCGACATCACACACTAATAGAGCAATTGAATCTAAAGCCATTTTTAATGAACTTACAAAATTCAATAGAGCATTAATATAAGGAAGCACCTTTTCGCCTAGTGGGGAACCTTCTACTAATTTTCTAATTTCTTCTAATGCATTAACAGCTTCTGCTAAAGATTGTATGCCTTTATTTACTATTGTACAAAGCCATGTAAACTTAAACAGTGCTATAATTCTTTTTATGAATGTAAACATATATTTCTCCTATTTTGCTATCTCTTCAAATTTTTCTGAATACTGGGGTCTGTTTTTGTCTCCAACAGTATAGATAATGGTTATATCTCCAACGTTATTTGTAGAATCAATATTAATAACAACAGAATTATTACTGTAATCACCATTACCATTACCGTTATTAATTTTTTGAACTCCTAAATAACACAAATATGCTACACCTGCATCAGCAGCCGCTCCAGCTACTTGTTTGCTTAGTGTTTGCCAACTGTCAAATATAATATCTAGTGCTCCTAAATTAAGCCCTAACTCATGATATTGGCCTGTAGTAAAAGCACGAATTGATTGTTCAGTGTTTCGTGTATAAGCGTATTTTCTATAAACACACCTTTCATTTGATTTATAAGATAATACAGAACATCCAGAACAGTATAATAACATACATAAACTTAAAAATAATATGGCTTTTTTCATTAAAAGTATTTATACTCTTATTCTAAAATATCAACATCTTTCATAAATATTTATATGACAGAGTTATTAATAGAGAAACCGCATGCTATTATTGATTGTCCTTATTGTGACCATCGAGCCGCTGTAAATTTTCAAGTAGAAGACTATCCAGATAATGTTAAACAGTTTTTAATAACTAAATACAATTTTAACAAATTACCCTATCAATGTGAAATGTGTCAAGGGATATCGTTATTTGATTGGAACAATATTGCTAAAATTCCTGAAAAATTGAGTATACAAGATCAACAACAATTAAAGAATATTATACCATTTAATTTAACCATTTATTTAACTCCCATAAAAGATAATTTTGAAGATTATTGGTCACAAAATATTAAAACTCGGCCAAGAATTATTAGTAAGCCAAAATACGATTCTTGGTGGATATTAAAAAGTGGTAAAATTTTACATTTTGCTGATTTAGTTCATGCTGAATTCGCCGCTACTAATCTTGATTTGTTTGAATTAGATGAAGATGTATTACGCCAAAAACATTCAGAATCTTATAGAACTTCCTTTGAAAGATTTGTAATGGATTATATATTAGACAATGGTATTGGATTAAGATGTGGCACTCAACCAAGCACAGTAGATTATAATGTTTTAGATGATGATGAACCAATGGTTTTTAATACACGACAATTAGATGGATATATAGAAGGATTACCAGCATTAATCAACCGACTGAAAAATGTTGCCTATGATTCATTTATTAAAAAGGGTGTAAGTAGAGTATGGGTTGATTTATCTCCTTCTGGTTATGCCATTCCAGTGATTGATATAGACAAATTTAGACGTAAAGTTTACTAATATTTCCCTTGCCTTTTTATTATGATATTATAATATATTATATATGAATACACAAGAATGGTTCTGTACTAAATGTAAAACGTGGAATGGGGACAGGAAAGATAAATGTTCTTGGTGTGGTACTAAGAATGAATCAGTAACACCTACAGGCCCTGCTCCAGCTGATATTAAGCTAACACAAGATCTTCATAAAGCAATTGATAAATTAAATATTAAAGCCAAGCGAAAATTATGGGCCTGGCTAGAAGACAATGTATTATGAAACATAGAGTAGCATTTTGCGGATTTGCATCCCCTACAGTTTTTTATATTGCCTGTAATAGAAATGGTGTAGAATATATACCAGGGCAGTGTATAACTATTACACATCCTGATAATTCTTCTAGTAGTGGTGTATATAATATAGCATCCTCACCCAGGAATAATAAACACTTGGAATTTTATATTAAAATATTCGAAAATGAAAAGGGTGGTGTTTCAAAAGCTCTATCAAATGTTGTAATTGGAAATGAAATTGAATTATCTGAGCCGCATGGAGATTTTACACCAGGCAAGGATTGTGAAGATCAAAAATACGTATATATTGCCACTGGTGCAGGAATATCTCCGTTTTTATCTGCATTAGGATATTATTCACATAATCCTTTAATGATACTTCATGGCGGCAAGACTCAAGCAGATTGTATTGAAGGATGGAGATTAAAAACCGATTACAATTGTAAATTTGCAGTTTCACAAGAGGAAACTCGATTTCCTAAAAAGATTACTGAATGGTTTTCTGAACTTCCTACTAATGATTCAAAAATTAAATATTATATTTGTGGTGCAGATTCTATGATCATTGATAATGTTCAATATCTTAGTGATCATGGAGTAACGTATGACAAAATCCAAACTGAGTATTATCATGCAACAAGATAATTATATTATAGCAGAAATTAATAATCAACAAATTATTGGGAAGGTAAAAGAATCATATTCAGGGGCGGAAGAATCTTTAGTAAAGAATAAAAAATTAGTATTGGTGGGGCCTTATTGGAGTAGATCAATGACCTCTCCTCAAACTAATTATAAAAAATATGATCAGGAAATGTTTATTAAAGAAGATAATATTGTGCAACGGTTAACAGAACAACAACTCAAAAATGAAAGTTTTGAAATATTATTATGAAAATAGTTTTATCATATGAACAGGATAGTATTGGTTTTGAAGCACCTGAATTAACTTATTCAAAAATATTAGAGTATGATTTATTTAAACATTTTTTAACATTTTTAAACAGTAATTATGTTTTAACTAAGAATGATTATTTTACTAACTACGCATTTTTAGGCGAAGAAGATATCTACATTGAATTTAAAAATGTGCCAGAAACAGATCAGTCTATAGTTACAGGGATTATTAAAAACTTTTTCGTAGGTAACGGGTTTAATGTTTCTGAAACTACAGTAAAAACGTAAACAGCTCGGGAAAATTTTCCCCTATATAATACCACACTTCTTCTGTAGAGGATAATTCACACATTAGATTAGTTGTTTCATAGGGACTTTCATTTAAGTGTATTCGACACTCAAATGGTATTTCACAAGCAGATACTACTTTTCCTTGTTTTTCAGCCCATTCAAATTTTATAAAATAATCATTGCAGATGCTATATGTACATCTGTGTTCAAATTTATCAAAGGTTTTGAATAATTGATACATTAAAGTAAATCCACAAACAATTCAGAACCATAAATGTCCAATTCTTTCTCACTAATTTTCCTTAATTCATAATCATAAAAACAATATTTATCTATATGTAATGGATTTTTGTTTAAAGGAACAACATCTATAAAACATTTATACTCATATTCTGAAATCTCAACAATCTTAAAAATGTAGTTTTAAATTCATCTTCATGGTACATACTATAATTATTAAGACATACGATATCATGTATATTAAATTTAATCATAAAAACATTTCAAAATATCGTTCTACTAGTTCTTGAACTGTATTTGCTGAATCTATAATATTGTCTCTTATAAAACATGTAAGCTTTGATTCTGTATATCCTAAAAATGGTTGATATATTTGTAACTCTATACCATCTATATTTATGTTTATTGGTTCTATATCATGAACAATAAATCCTGTGGTGCCATTATCTAAACTGACTAAAACATATTTTTTAAATTTCATATTATAATTATATATGAAATCAATTTATTTGGCCAGGTTTTTTTAAAGATTCTTTATATTTCATATTGGCAAACTTTTTAATTTCTTCTTCCGTGGCATTAAATTTAGAATTATCTACAATCCATTGTTCTGTGTCACTAAGAATTTTACCAATAACAAGTCTCTAATTGTACCACCAACAATCAGAGATTCTTTACCAGGCCAGATTCTATCAAATTCTATAAGCAAATCCCGCCCAGTCCTAAGCATAGAATTGCCTTCTATAGCACTAGTCCAATCTTCATATTGGACAGACGCTTCTTTAAAAAAGTGTTTAAATTTGTTCATTGCAATATTCTATAGTAACATAAATATTTATGATATGACAACAGAAAATATAGATCCTGCACCTAAAAAGAAGAAGTCTAAACTTCGATATTCTAGAAAGAATAAAAACAGATATTTAGAAAATCGTAGGATAGCTAAAAATGTTAGACAGTTGGCTGATGTTGTGTTAGCTCCTGATATACCAGATTCACCTCCAAGCGAAGAAGTTTATAGTGAAGAAGCTGATATTTCTGTATTAGAACCTTCTATATTAGCCAAAGATGAAGAGACGGTATTAGATAAAATACAAAATGCACGAAAAAAGCCGTGGAAACATAAAGAAGCTATAAGAGCTCGCCAAAAAGAAAAAGATTCTAAACCAAAGCCTATACAATTATCAAAAGGATATGATCACCATAATGCTTATGTAATTCTAAGAAGACAGGACGAAATAGCTCATATTTTAGAGTCTCTATATGGAAAGTTAGATGGAGATTATTTTGTGCAAAATGAAGCTCTGTGGACAGATAGAAAAACAAGAGAAAAATATAAAATATTGAACGTAGAAGATAAAAACGGATTTCATTATATTTTATGGTTTAACGTAACTCAGATAGGCCCGTATTCATATTAAAAGTTTCTTTATATGAAAAAAACCGATAAGTGTCATCGAACCAATCTAGCACCAATTCAGTTCCATTAAATAGTGCCTGAGATATATGTTGCATAGGGACTTTTATATCAAAATATATAAAATTAAGGTATTGAGTATAGAAGTAATTCACTATGTATTTCTCATTAGAATTGAGTTCTAATGATTTTAATGTGTCGATGTATGCCTTATGCATAAAAAATCGCTCTTTACTCTCACATAGTAATAAACTATCCCTGATTGTGTGGATTGCGCAGGCTATATTAGTTTTGCTAAGTTCTTGTTGATGAACGAGATACAAATTAATAGTATCATTTGCTATAGAGTATGTACCAAGATAGTTGCGTTTTGCACTATTAACACATCCACATAACATCAATAAACTACAACATATAAATAAAAACTTCATCTGGAGGAACCTTTTTTAGATAATAACCTGGGGCCTTAGGGTTCCATATAAAGTTGGAATTATTGGGGCGCCATGCTCTCGCCATTTCATGTGGACCCCCATTAATCAATTTTCCTTCAAGAAATCCTTTAGGATATTTATTATCAACACAAGGCTCAAGGTCTGTTACAAGAAACCAAAAATCCTTTTCATCAGTACTTCCACATAACCAGTATTCTTTATTTTTCATAACATGTAAATAAACTCTTCACCGTCTTGTAATTGCCTTATTTTATAACTATCAGTGAAACACCATGGGCCTTCAATATCTGTAATATTTGATTTACCAAAATATTTTTAATAGAATCGAGCGTATAGTCATTTGTGTTTATTAAAGTATACCATACACCATTACGTTTATTAACTAAAAGATACCAAAAATCACCAAGTATTGGTGTTAATGATCCGCGTGACAAGTTGCGTTCTGCTAACCAATATTCTTTAGTCTTCATTCTCTATTTCCGTAGAGACCTTATACATAAAATGAGACCAACTTTTACAAGGATGTTCCTTCATACTTATATGAGTTAATGGAGACATCCATTTTGGTGCTTTAGGTAAAAATCTTAGCTTCATTCCAGCTTCTGCCATAGTTTTGTTGTCTTTCTTTTGATTGCAAGGGAAACAACAAGAGATTACATTATCCCATGTAGTCTTACCACCTTTGCATCTTGGATGAATATGATCAATAGTAAGATCCTTTCTATTAAACTGTTTACCACAATAACCGCAACGATATTTGTCTCGGGCCATTACATTGGTTCTAGAATATTTTACTTGCCTCTGTGGGAGTTTATCAAAGGTAGTAGATACTATAATTTCTGGTATAGCAATAGGATAATTTATAGTGTGTAATTTTGGATAATTATTAGTTTCTTGAGAAGAAAAATTTAACCAATCATTAAATGTATATGCCAAATAATCTCTATCTAAAGGTCGGCATTTTTCAGTATAAATTAGAGTCATTGCAGTTTGATGGTCTACAATGTGTATAGGTACAAAAACACGATTAAGTACAAGTACATCTGGCTTCTTTACATTCATTTTAAGTTCAATTTTCTTTTCATGTCAGCAGTATCTAATTTACATAACATTTCCCAATGATAGTCACATAGTTCTCTATTTAAATAAACTATAGAAGGAGCCCATTTACATTTTTTAATGTAACACTTATTAGGCTTTGATTTCATTATAATTATCACCAACTAATTCATAGTATTTCTTCCAACACTTCTCTTTACATTTAAAATTCTTACATTCGGTAATCAAGCCCCAATGTAACCCATTTCTACATACAGTTTTATACATCTTATAGGCTTTGTGTTTAGAGTTTTGCATGTTTTGATTACTATGCATATACGGACAATGCAGATCTTCTATAGGTTTTGGAATTACATCATTCTTCCAATCTTTATAGGAGCATCCTGCTTCTGAAAATTTAAAAAGTTTGCCATTTTTATCTGTAAAATCTTTAGATGTGATTCCATAGCCCCCTGCTGTTTGATAAACTCGTTCAACACCTTTTTTGTTTTTACGACCTTCAAATTTCGTAAAAGTTTCAACAGAAACAAATTTACCTGTTCCCTTACAAGTAGAACAGACTACACCAGCTCCGTTTCTTTCAGCCATACCTTGATATAGTCCTGTTCCTTCACAAGAATCACATTGATGTTCAATTGTAACTGTTAACTTATTACCATTTTGTTTTGTTGTAATCATTTTTCATCTGCCTTTATTTTATCTGCTTCTGTAGCACATTCTACACACCAAAAACAATCGTGTTCATCCGGATAGTTTATTATATCGCTATTTTTTCCTTCTCTAATAAATTTCCCATCTTCATCTACTATCCATTCTCGTGATATAGCAGCATAAGTACTAAACCTTTTATGTTTAGGATTATTTGGACATACAAGTTTCATTTTAATGTCTTTCTTTTTTTAATAGTTCCGGATAATTTTGTAATCGAAATTTCATTTCTTTTATATTATAATTTTATATCATCCAATATTTTCTGCAAGGATTCTTTTAGTTTTTTACATTCGTTAACAGATAACCATTTGACATCACTAAAAGAATTTCTTCCACCTTCCTTAAATGTTAATGCAATAGGCTTATCTTTATTTTTAGTTCGATCAGACCAATATTCTGCTTTGATTTCAATATAGTTTGCCATAGTTTCTCCTAAAAAACAATTGATGCCGCCAAGGAAGTATATTCTATATAATCCTGATTTTGAATGGTGAATTCTTTAGTACGAATAATGTTAGCTAGTTCAATTCGAATGTATTTTAATCCTGTTGCGGCTCCATATTTGAATTCGCCTATCCAATCTTCTTTTTCTAAATAATATGGAATAGGACATAATTCTGCATCTAATAAAATATTTCGAGCAACATATTTGCCTCCAATTGATGCAAATAAAAAGAAGAACCATTCTTTAGGATTAATTTCAATAACAGTGGGTTCTATAGGAGAAACTATAAACAGGTCTGGAGGTAATTTATATCCTGTTCGAAGTTCTACACCTCCTCCAAAATATGTACAAATATTTCCTAGAGAAGCATTTACAAATGGATTAAATTGTACACCAAGGTCCTTATAATATGCATCCCACAGTTTCCATTTTTCTTTAAAGATTACATTTATGCCAACTACATTTTTAATCTGATTACTCCAACCCATTGGAGTTGTACTGCCTGTCCACTCATGTACTTGTTTTTGAACTTCTTCTGCATAGGAATCTGGGCCAGTTGTACCAACATCTATTTCAATAAAACTAGTATCATTAGATCCAATAGATTTAAATATAATTCCACCATAGAGCCAGCCAGCATAAGGTCTGTCGTCCGTAATAGGAGTAGATATGCTGATATCTGAAGGAGTATACATATTCTGCCCAATAGTTAATCCAATGTTATGGGCTCTATCTTTTTTGAAAAGAAATTCAAAGTATTTATCAAAAGTTTGCAGATAGGTGAAGTAATAACAAATCTTAGTTCCATGCGTATAAAATTTATCACTATCGAAGAATATATCGTTTTCTAATTCAAGAGTTAATATATTTGCAGGTGACTGAACAGTTAATAATATTAACAATGCATATGTTAGAAATTTCATGAAGTTGCTGTTGTATGCCATCCCCACTAAGTTAATTATATTATAAATATAGAAAAAATCAAGAAAATTATTTAAATTTTTGGTGGTGCTAACATATGAGTTTGTGCTGATGGTAAAGCTGGAGATTGTTGAATAGCCGATTCACTTACTGTAGGTCTCCAAATCATATAATTTGGTTGATTGACTAAAGTTTTAAAACCTAAATGTGAATACATAGCTCGAAGTTCTTCGTTTGTTTTTCCTTTGAATTTAAATCCAAAAGATTCTGGTTGAAGTATAATTGGTCTAGATGTATATTTAGACTGTATATATTCTACTAGTTTTTTTGCTATTCCTTGATTTCTAAATTCAGGATTTACGTGAATATAAGATAGCAAAAAATGGTATGGATCTGTTGTTTTATTAATAGAGGCTTTTCCAATTAATTCATTATTTTGATATGCACCAATAATATCTACATCAGATGGTCTGTTTTTAGATGGGATTGCTTTAATTTCAATCGAATCTAAAGCTTCTAAAAATATAGATTTAAATTTCATATTACCATCCTGGAGAAGCATCTAGCCCTGTTGTTTTCGGTGGAACAGGAGGAACAACAAATTTTGGTTGTCGTGCCTTTCGAGGCTTAATGAAATCAGAATTTTTAACACGTGTTAGAAGAGTTTGTTTATTCTGTGATCCTCGTGGATAGAATTGATGGGCTTTAACGGTACCATCAATATTCATGGAGGTACCGATATCCCAATCTCCTAAGGAATCTGTATTTGTAGCAAACCAGGCTAGCTTATTTCCTACGTCATCTTCAAATCTCACCAAAGTAGACATACCATAATCAGTTTGAAAAGTGTTTTTCCCTTTTAGGGTTACGTGTAATTTACTAATTTTACCACCTAATTGTCCCACCCATTCATTGGATTTAGATGCTTGTTCTTTTTGTTTATCTTTCCATTCTGTTTCTTTTTTATATGCTATAATAGCAGACCCTGCAATTCGTGCTTGCTTCCAAGTTAAATAATTTGATTGTAATGCTGTGTGTAAATTGTTTAAATAATCTACGCTTTGTTGTTCGAAGGAAGAAGCAGTTCCTGCAGCAATTTTATTTGTAATTTCTTCAATTTTTTTAGGAAGACCATTCTGAGCCCAATCTATAGTTTTTTGGGCTAGTTCTTTGTCTTCTTGTTCAATTGATTTTTTAGGTTGATTGCCTTTTTGTGCATTGCTAATATCTATCAGGGCATCAGAAGTTGTAGAAGATCTTCCTTGCTCACGAGCCTTAGCTGCACTTATCCAACCAAAATTACGAATGTTTGTTGCTACTCTACATAGAAATCCAAAAGCCTCAACATATTGATCTGCATGTGCAGCTCGGGGATGAGGGCTTTCTGCTCCAGCCGCTTCAAATTCAGCTAGCATTCCAATAATGTCTGTTAAACTTTTTGCATAGGCTAAATACTTTTGTGGATCATTGCCACCCAAGAAATCCTTTAGACATGTTCGCCCTACACATTTTCCTTCTACAGGAACACCATTAACCAATTTGCGAATTAGAAAGGTTTCTAAACGGCTTCTATTAATTTTACACCAATCACAAGTAGGTGGTTGATTTTTAAAAATTGTAGTAAGTGGAGTTTTTAGATCTAAACCAGGAACTTTATAAATCATATTGCCGCCTGGTATATGTTCAATAGTTGCCACAAATTGCCAACCGTCCAATACTGGAGCAGATCCTTGCAGTTTAATTTTAATGATTTGTACTAGTAATTCTTCACCATTTACTTCACTTGTAATTTTACGAATTTCCTCACCGGTTTTAGTAAGAGTAATTGGAGGAGTGCCTAATTTTGCTGATTTTCTGTTTAGCTTGTTTATTTTTTCTTGCAAGTACGGCATAAACCTGGCAGAGATTTCCCATTCTTTATCCGCAGTTTCTTCTGTCTGTTCTGGAGGAATTTCATGTGCAGCTTTTTGTGCAATAGCTGATATTTCTTCTTCGTTTTCTGAAGCAATTATTTTTTCTGCATCTGCTTTTACATCTTTTTCAGGACCTTCTTGTTCTACATCGTCCCACCAAGATTCATAAATAGTTTGATACGCTTCATAAATCAGCTTAGTTTCTGTATTCATATTAAATATTTATCATTTTATGTTATAAAAGATCGACTAGATGAGCTTCCATTAATTCTTCTAAAGAGTCATATAGTTTATAGATCCATGATGAAGAGTCTATGCGCATTTCACTTTTAATTGTTATATTACGATAATTATCCATACCGGCAGGACAATGTATATATGTAGCAGGACTGTCTAGAGTATCTGCTTTAGCTATATAAACAATCTCTGGCGCATGTTTAAATTGCATAAAGAGAAATTTCATAAGCTTTCCACAAAGAAATGATCTACTACTTCTTGAATATGTGGTTCTTTCCAATACTGATTAAAACTGTCTATCCATAATTTGAAATTTTTGGTGTATTTTGTGGGATCGCTGGACATGAAAAGAGAAGGGATATCCATAAATTTGGGGTAGGCTCTAACTACGATATTTTTAGTTTGAGATTGATAATGGATATAGGATGGATCTCCAGCAGAGTATTTATTTCGGCAATCGCCCATAAGTTTAATGCATTGTGTATGAGTTCCTAATTGGTCAATAAATATCCAGTATCTTAAATCAGTTGTACTGTGAAAAATTACATATCCAATATTATTTTCATCTAAATGTTTTAATACTGGGAGGTTTTTATCGTGTAATGCCCCATCCCAATCAATCACAGGAATATGCTGCCCTTTAATTTCTGTAGAAACATAAGCATTACACCATCGCTTAATAACTTGTTGTATTTGCAATTCAGTTTGCGTAATTTGTTTTATCCAATCAGACCCCATTAATTTTGCAGAGGTTTTAATATACCCACAAAAGTCTCTATAGGGTATTTGAATTTTTGTACCTAGTTGATAATTTCCAGGAGATATTCTTGTCGAATGTTGCTGTACATAGAATTTTAAGTTTTTCATATTATAATTATATATGAACCAAGGGAGAAGACAAGGAAAACAATGGCGCCCTCAGCAGGATTCGAACCTGCAATTTCAGCTCCAATTACGGTTCCGCGAGTTAGAAGCTCGGGTCGGCTACGAGGGCATTAAACAAAAAACCCAGGATAAAGTTTAATTATCCTGGGTAAAAAAATAATAGATGGGATTCATGACTACCCATAAATTCAGTTCTGTACACGTTCATTCACCCACATTCACGTTGTTGATCAGACAAACGCTTAACGAATGGAAGGATTGTTTACCTTCAACAGGATACAGCCATCATAATGATTTATATTACGATTTGTCCCGTTCTTACGAAGCTAAGAGTTGACCAACTCTCGCTTTTTCAGGTTTACGCTTCACAGGCCTACTAGCTAGCTAGATTCTTCATCGTCGCTAACACCTTAGAGGCTGGCTACCTCTTATTCAGTCACTGTTATTTTATTTTTAAAGAACGTTTACTTATCTTTTAATATATTACCATAAAATTTATTATAAGGCAATGATTAATTAAAAGAAAAATTTATGTGTATTTTCTATAGATTCTGCACTTTTTCGAAGTTGTTGTAATTTTTTGTAGGAATAATTTTCTCCCACGTCTTCTTTGTTATCTTGAAAGGCTTTATATAACAAATCCATGAAATTGTTTAATTCTTTTTGGTTATATCCTTTTTCTAACCATTTTTGATTGCGTTTAAATAAGTCTTTCCAAAGAAGAAATCTTTCACCAAATGAATATTCTAATATTTCATCTGTGGTAGGAATTATAGATGATTCTTTTTTCATTCTAGTGGAATCAAAATGTCGCCATTCACTGATTTCGCTTTCTACGATTTCTGCTGCCTTTGGATTTTTGCCTATATATCCTTTTTGTAGACCTTCTAAGAAGTTTAATACTCTTTCATAAGCATCTATGGTCTGTTCTTCTCTGAAATATTTTTCTACAGCAGTTAGTTTCTCATTTAGTGAATAACCAGGGCCTTTAATTTTAGCCCGTAAAATTTGCCATTTAATGTTGTACTTAGTTATATCTTTAGTTTTTTTCATAAAAATTCTTCAAAATATTGTTCTACTAGTTCTTCTTTTTTAATCAAATCTCCATGGTTCCACACATTCGGAACCCGTCCTCGTGTATCTTCTACTACTGTACATATACCCCAATCTTTAAAAACTCTAAAATTCTTTCCATCCCAATCAACAACAACCAAATCTGCATTTTTAACTTTATAATATAATTCCATCATTTTTATATTTTCTGGTGTAGTAGAACAAGAAGGAGTGTTGTTTATTGGTGGAAAAGGTCCTGCAAAATGTGTATATTCAAATGATTTTCCATATTTATGATCATCTCTTATCTCAATAAAAGTTTTAAGTTGCTCTTGTGATAAAACACAGATTTTCATAGTAAACCTACAAACATGTAATGGCTTTTAATTATTATAATTAAATTATATATGAAACCTTTGAGAAAGTCAAGAAGAAACTAAATGGAGCCAACGGAGAGACTTGAACTCCCGGTATGTCTTTCGACATGGCAGATTACAAATCTGCTGGTATAGCCACTAACCGACGTTGGCATTAAAATTAAAAGGAAATGGTTGGCGCAGTTGGAGTTGAACCAACACAACCATCCAGATTCAAAGTCTGGGGAGCTACCATTACTCTATGCGCCAATAGTTGTTTAATATCCTTTTGAAATTGGTGGCGGGAGCTGTTTTGCAATCAGCGTCGATGGCTTATGAGACCATCCCTGGACTCTCCAGTGTACCCCGCTATCTTTATATATATTAATATAATTCTTTAATCCTGTCAAGTGAAATTTCAAGATTTTTGACAGGTTCTTCAAATCTATGTAAATGAATTTTTTCAAATTTAGTATGGGAAAAAAGTTCGTATATTTTTCTAGCTTGTCTTTTTAAATCAGTGAAAGTATAATAAGAAACATCTGCAGACAGTTTATAATCAAGAGTACCTACTCGAATAGCTCCAGATTTTAATAATGCTGTAAGTTGAGGTTCTGTTCCGTCAAAATAGCTTGCTGGAACTCTAAATTTTTCTGGGTGTGCCCTAGCATAATTCATATGTGTAGAAGCTGACACATCAATAACTTCGCCGTTTGGCATAATCCAAAAATATCCTGCTCTGTCAATTTTGCCAAAATGCATTTTAAAATAGTCCTTAAATGTTGGCATTATTTTTCTCAAACGAACGTATAGATAATTGGTCTATTTCTTTATCCACAGTAGACATTTTCTCTGGTTCATTTTCTAAACTAGGTTCTTCTTCTTCTGTAAGTGCCTCCTTCATGGCATCATAAGCAGTCACTTGTGTTATTTCTAAATATTCTAAAAATGCATCTTCGCTAAGCTTGCCATCGTGTATCACAGTTAACATTGATTCATTAGCTTCTCTTTCAGTTTTTGAATTTTGTAAAATTTGTAAAATTTTGTTTAATTCCACGTGCACAGGAATACCATTGTTTTTATTAAAATATGATTCGAATATTAGTTTGTCATCTTTATTCATGTGATTGTTCCTTCATTTTTTCAATAAATCTTTTTTCATGATCTGCAATAACTTTTTCCCCACCTTTAACTACGAATCTCCATTTCATTCCACAACCACAAGGACACGGATCATAGGGTTCTTCTGGTATTGAATCAATCCATAAATCGTTTGGTGTTTCAAAATATTCTTTAAAAGATGTCATTTTAAATATTTATCTAAAATGATATCTTTTAAAATATTTATCTAAAATGGAGCCCGTTTTGGGTAACGCTCCCAAATTTAATCCTCACCAAGGACTCGTCCTACTTTTAAACGAAACGGGCGATTGGTGCTCCAAACAGGATTTGAACCTGTACAAAAAGTTCAGGAAACTTTTATGCTATCCATTACATCATAAGAGCAAAAGGACCCGTTTATTTAAGCCTCTTCCCCAACATACGGGTCAAGATGTTGGAGTGGCTAAATGGCGTCTCTGCCAGAATTCGAATCTGGAATTACAGGTTCGTAGCCTATTGTGATATCCATTTCACTACAGAGACAAAATTGGTCGCTAGGGCAAGAATTGAACTTGCTGTTTTCTCCTTATGAGGGAGCAGTCTCAGCCGTTTGACTTCCTAGCGTTTAAACTCCTGTGTTTACCGAAACCTGCGGCATAAAAGCATAAATATTAATATGGATTCTTTTACTAAATTATTCAAATTGATTATTGAAGAAATATCTAACAAATTCAATGATCTGTATAAACAGGCTATATATCGAGCAGCCCCTCAAATTGTTTATTGGTTGCTTCCGTTTGGACAAATTATTCCTGTTCAATATGCAAAGCACGATCAATATATCAGAGATCATTTAGATCAGTTCGGATTATCTGAAAGTGAAAAAGATTCACCAAATTTTATGCTACACACTTTAGCACTCAAGAATGGCGCTGTAAGATTAGGTATTGATAAAAGAGATAATAGTGGTGATATTGAAGTATTCAGTAAAGATCACTTAAAGAAGCAAGCTTGGAACATTTATAATTTTTTCAAGGAACATAATGTTGAGGTAACCTATATTCACACTAGACTACATGATATTCCAGTTGGAAGAACATATAAAATATGGATTATAAGAAACTTATAACAGGTCCACAAAGTGTTGTTCCATCACTTCCTCTAAAGTATTATAACGTGTACATTTAAATCCATTTTTATCCCGACCTGGAAAATTTTTTTCAATATGATCAACCCAATCTTCCAGTGATTGTTTTTTAGAGTCCCAGTACATCTTTGAGGAATAATTATGACCAATCAATTTACATGCATTTGGACCATCTTTAGCCCATATTTCAATACACATGTTGTGATTGTTTATAAAAACTGCATAATTCATAATAGGTCCACAAAGTACTTTTCTTTAAATTCATCAGTTGTCATAGTTTCAGAAATATCGTTTTTGATAACACGAATACTACCATCAGGTTCTAATACACCAACTACTAATTTATCACGATATTTAGAACGAAGATAATCATCAATTTCTTTGCTTTTACAATAATAATAGTTTCCTTTGGATTGTCTTTTGATTTAGAATTGTCCCCACCAAACATTTCACTAAATATATCATTGAAATTAATTGGTTTATTTAAAGAATTTGGCATAATTTTTATTATCCTTCATTTTTTAAAATTATATAGGAAACTAATTAATAAGGCAATAAAATAAATGGTGCCTCCAGTCAGGTTTGAACTGGCAATCTTCTGGTTGAGAACCAGATATCCTAAGCCGTTAGACGATGGAGGCAATAGAATGGAGTGTCTATCCGAAACTGCCCCGGAATCTTCTGATAGGCAATCAGACGTGTTACTATTATCACCATAGACACATTAAACAGAGTGTTATAGGGAAATTGAATCCCTACCTTCAGGGTGGAAACCTGACGTGCTGCCGTTGAACACCAATAACACATAAAATGGTGCCTCTAGTAGGAATCTAACCCACACTAATACGTTCGAAGCGTATTATGCTATACATTACATTATAGAGGCATTGAAAACTAAAATGGTACGGGATGAGGGAATTGAACCCCCACTAACAGGGTGTAGGCCTGTCACACTTCCATTATGTTAATCCCGTATTGGAGCCGTGAGCCGAATTCGAATCGACAATCTTGTCTTTACGAAAGACGTGCAGTACCAATTGTGCTATCACGGCATTATAATAGATCTACAAAATGTGTTTCTATAAATTCTTCAAATGTGTTATAAATACCAATTATCTTCCATGGACCTGCTGGGTCTGACCAGTATTTGATTTGTCGAGTATAATCCCAGTGATGTTTAGATCCAATACGTTTTCGGCTATCTTTTACTCCTGTCATTTCAAAAATAATACAAACATTTTGCTCATTATCATACTTATAAAAATTTCTACGCTTTGGATTATTGTCAAATTCTATAACTATATATTTCATAGTAAATCCACAAAACATTTTTCTAACAATTCTTCTAAAGACTTCGCTTCAACAACAACAATTATTCCATTGTCACTAAAATTTGATTTCCAATTGTCAACAATTTGTTGTACTGATTCGTCTGAAGAATTTACAATAGATGTGTAATGCCGTTTCGTTCCTGGTCTATAGCTATAAGCTGATTTTATTTCTGACCAAACTATTGTCAAATGAGAACGTGGATATGAAGATTTAAAAATAATAATCTTAGAAGAATATACCCTCCAATTATTTGGTGTTCTTACAAATAAGTATTTCATAGCAACTCCGCGAATATATTTTCTTCAGTGATTAAATTTTCAATAGTATCATATTCTTTTAGATATGTAAACCATGTTTCTTTTGTTTTCAGTTGTTTTAAAGTGTGTACCCATTTTGTTTTTTTATTACATACATCTAAACCATTATATACACATATTAGTTTAGATTGTGGTGTTTTACTTTGTAATATAAACATAGTATTACGACATTTAATAAATACGTATTTCATAATAGATTTACAAACTCTTTTTCTCCAAGCTCTTCTATAGAATCGTATAATGCCCACGTATATCCGAATTTTTTGTTATGATTGTACCACATAATTATTGAAGTTGGAGTACCATACAATCGATCCCACCAACAAATGTTTGGTTCAGGGTGGATTTCATTATGATGTATTAGTTTACCGTATTCCATAGCTTCGTATACCGCCATACTATCATTTAATTTAAGAACAAGATATTTCATTACAAATCAAAAGGTTTTGATAACCCATCTATAATATATTCTTTGATATTATCAGCAACATACTTGTAATCACCAATCCAATTGTTTTGAACTTTAATATATCCTGTTCCTTTACAGTCTTCACAGTCTGGATTTGGACATCTTTGATGAACAAAACATCCACACATATCCTTTCGGAATGTCTTATTATTGTTTGCATTACATGTAACATTACTTGCATCAAATGAAATCAATGTATAGTGGAGATCATTTTCTTCACTAATTACGTATAAATCGTTTTTTAGTTTTTTGTTCTTAACCACATTTCCAATTATGAATCTAGTCATTTGCAAGACCTATCTTCGTTGAATTTATCTATAATAGGCATAAGTATGATTATATTAATTAACATTAGTGTGAATAATCTACCATCAGACAGATTATCAAGGGTAAACATCTTTGATGTAATATACATAAATGACTTATATACGACAAGTAATAATGTCGAGATAAGCCCACTGAAAAGTATTGAAATAGGTATAGTAGATATTTTCATTTAATTCCTTTCATTTTCTAATTTAATTTTACCGACAGAATAGGAAATAAAACTCAAATCACCAGAGTACCAATATTCCACCTCTTCATCCCACACCCATTTAATTTTTCTTTTTTTTACACCTGCACGCGTTAGCTTTTTATAATCATCTTCAGCAAATTTCTTTGCTTTTGCTTCAGTAGGAAAATACTTGGTCCACATATCTACAGTATATTCAGATCCCATTGGTCCACCTAAATGTGTCATATCTGTTGCTGTAACATAATAAACGGCTGCTTTCTTCATAGGTATCCTTTCATTTTTATTATTATATGAAATACTATGTATAATGTCAATAAGAAAATTGG